AGTTTGTACGCATTTGATGTCGCGCTACTAGATATCAAATGTTTTGAGGCCGAGTAGCAAAATGGTTATGCAGCGGATTGCAAATCCGCCTACGCCGGTTCGATTCCGACCTCGGCCTCCACTATAAATAGCCCCGTAGATCAATGATCTACGGGGTTTTTTATTACCTATAGAAAAGTCGCGGGTTCCGCAATTTTTGCAAGGCTGTTCCGCAACCCATCATTTGACGTGTGAGTTTTCCGCCTGCTCATGGTCTTTATCTCATCAGTGCAGGTGGGAAGCGTGGATTCTTTAGAGCCCTCCCGTCCTTCTGAGCTCAGATGGCGACACCCCAGCAGGGGTGTGGTATGCGGACCCGGTTGACGTGTACTCTATGTGCTTTAAGTGGTGAAACGGCACGGCGATTTGAGATCGTGGCTGTTTCGATGCTAGTAAGGGGTCATCCCCAGGTGATTTTTTCTAATCAATAATAATTACATGGAGTTACAATTTTGACTGCCCGTGTTTACAAAGATTTAAACCTAAATCGGGACGTGATTAAGGGCGTAACTCAAGCCTTCGCGGAAGCGCACTCTCTCGTCGTTCGGGATATTGCGGAGAGGCCAGGATCACCTGGATTGAGAGTGACTGTTGGAAAGCCAGGAATCGAAGACGCGATAGTAGATATCTTTTTTCTTCAAACCGGTTGCTCAACCATACAATTTAAAGTTGGCAAAAATCAGGACTTAGGAAGGGCTGTTGCTGATGCTCTCTACGAAACAATTCATCCAGATGAGTTCGAATCTGTAAATCTTGTACTAAAGGGGATTTATTTTGATGATATCGGACTGCTAATATCGGAGCTAACTGAGGCATCGGATTCAGATATATTTGTTTCGGATTTTGCTGAGAAGGATAAATCTACACGATGGAAACTTCAGTCTAAGTCAAATCAAGATGAAATCACTGTTACTCATCATGGCACCACCAATCGCCTTCAAATTCAAGGTAGGCCGCTTAGCTGCTACCGGCAACTAACCTATCTGATTACCAGTATATTAGACTTGACTGCGCTAGAGTGTGTTCTATTTAAGAAGGACGATAATCGCTCTGAGGTGATCAGGCCGGAAGTAGCTGAGGAGTTTCTCGGCGCGAAGCTTGGAGATTGTGTTAATCGGATACCAGGCGCGACTAAAAAGCTCCTTGTTTCTGCTTTGTGTGTGCGCCTGGCAAGCCCTCAGCTTCCTGATTATTGTATGCTCCTCTATCCAGAGCTGCGCTCGATGGAAGGAGCTATTCGGCAAAAGCTTGCGGAAAAAGGTTTAGAAGATCAAGAAGATACCTTTGGCCTTTTTTTCGAAAAAGCCGGCGGTCAGTTCATTCTGCGCGAGAAATACCATCGTCTGGTGGATGATGCTAGAATGGTAAAAGTATTGGGTAATGCTTACGGGTTCTTCAACAAGCATCGACATACATTGTTTCATATGGAGTCGCTGGTAGATGGGAGTCGAATGATTTCAAACTTCACTCAGCTTTTAGCGCTCTCCGATACAGCTTATGAGCATCTGAAAGAGCTGTATAGCTAGGAAGTAATTTAACTATGTTTGAAATTAAGAAGCTGAATATGTCAAAGGGGTTCAAAACTGTCGTAATTGCGACTGGTTATGAGAATCCTTTGTCTAGTCTTTCTGATATTTCAATTAGGTTGCAAGATTTAAGCTGTACTCAGCAAGAGGAAGTGCTGTTTGATCTTTTATGCACGAATGGCAATGAGTGGAATAGGTTTGTCGCAATTCAGTATGATGGGAAAAACTTGTTGAGATCCACTTTTCATGTGGTTTCTGAAAGTGAAATTGAGGCGGAAGTGCTTCAGTCGCAGAGAGTTTATTTTAAATCTCATCCAGAGCTTTTGACAAACTCGGTAAATTTTTAAATAATGGTTGATCCTGTGGACTATTGTCCACAGGTCGACCGAAGTCATTCTGAATTCATGGATACAAAATTCCCTTAAAATAAGCTTTAATCATCAAGATGTATAAATCGTTGGATAGGGCAGCTCGCACTATTTTTCGTCACCTTGTCGGTTTCACTATCTCGCCGATACGTCGATATACCTTCTGTGTCATGGACTCTTTTGAATGTCCAAGCAGTCGGCTGGCGTGCCCCACGTCTTCGATTTCACTGGCCGCCTTGGGTCTGATATCTCGGAACTGAAATTCTCGGATGCTCGCGGCCAACCGGTAATCGCCACTGGTTGCTGCCTTGATTGCAGCCTTCTCTCGAGCTTCGTCCCACCGATTGCGCAGCATCTGTTGACTCATTCTGAGGCCGGATGTGTTGGTAATCAGTGTCGACGTCTTAATACCGTTGTTCAATTTTCGTTCAAGCAATGCTTCGATGAAAGCGCTCAAGTTGGATTTGGCGCCTTCATCTTCCAAGCGGATGCGCAGGCGTTTCTCTGTTTTGCCCTGGCCGACCATCAAGAACCCATTGTTCAGATCTGTTACGGCGGTTTTCAGAACGTCTGCAGGGCGTTGGCCGGTTAGGTAGGCCAGGTCCATTGCATCTTTGAGTTCCTGGACGGCCTCAGCGTAAACCGCATTCCACACGGTCTCGCCAGCGTAATAGTCCCTGGGCTTCTCTTTATTGCGTCGAACACCAAGGCAAGGATTTGCCTTGTCGGTAAGGCCCCATTCCCGTGCAATGGTGAACATATGCGAAAGCAGGGCGATCTCACGATTCGCCCTGACTTTTGCGGTTCGGGTATCCCGATAGAGTGCCACCACCTGGGGGGTGATGGACTCGATGGGGGCGTTTTCGAATGCCTTTCTGAGCTGTTTCAGTTCCTTGAGGTTGTCCTGCTGGGTACGAGGTTTCTTCCCAGGGATGATTTTCTCTTCGTAACGGTCGAACAGCGAACCCATCAGATGGGTTGGCTTGGGGGCGGCTTTATGTTCCAGCCGAGCCCATTCGATCCTTGCCTGGTCGATATCGCTCCCCAGCGGGATTTCCTTTCTGTTGCCGGCCGCATCCCTGCCGTTGTAGTAGTAACCGACCCATGTTTCGCCGTTCTTGCGAACACGGGTTCTGCGGAGCATCCGTGGCGGCAGATCCCGGTTGGTTGCATTTTTATGGCGCATTGATCAACTCACGTTCGCAAGGTCGAGTGTCCAGATTTCCGCGACGGCATTGGTGGCTGATGGCTTCACGCCGGCCAGTTTCAGGCGGGCATAAACACGGCCCACGATCGGACGTCGTGCGCCGGTCAGAACAAACTGCCAATGGTTGTCGATGAGCCACTGAATTTGTCGAGAGGGCATTTGATAGCCCGTGATGATAGCCAGCTCCTCTTCGGCGAGTGTTTCGCTCTGCATTTCCATGGCGTTAACCCGTGTCCTGCTTGACGGTAATTGGCGGTTTGTTTGGGGCTGAGGTTTCATGCGGCCTCCATCTGCTCGATAGTGGCCTCTTCCATGTTGGCCCGAATGAGTGAGGCCATAGGCTGGGGTGATACTGAGTTGCCGACCATCTGTACCTGTGCCCGCTTGTTGAACTTGCGCCCGTCGTGGCCAACGTCGATCACATAGTTGTCGGGGAAGCCTTGAGCTCGATACAGCTCGCGCGGTGTGAGCATGCGCATGCCGATGTCGACGATCACATAGGGCGTGCCCTTTATCGTGACGGTGACGAGTGCCAGACGATCTCGAGTAGTGATTGTGGCCGCGGGGTCGCGCAGGTCGTAGACGTTGTCGCTACCGTAATAGCCCATCAGAAACGAAGCGACTCGTAAGGCGCCGGCCTCTACTTCGGGTGAGAGGGTGTACTCGACCAGTGCGTGATGCTCGGCACCGGCTGTGATGCTCGGAACTAGTTCATCCATGCCCCGGCCGACGCAATGTCGGCGCAGGGTGGACAGGTGCGCGGTGACGATCTGCTGCTGGCTGCCAGTGGTGGTGATTGCGGTGAGCGGTTGGGTAGGGTGGTGACCTGGTGTCACGTTATACCCGCCGTTGTGTTGTGCCACGTAGGCTACGGCCACCGCGAAGTGGCCACCTTTGACACCGCTGCATACGGTGCGTAGTGGATCATCAGGCGGCATGTTGCGTTGGCTGCTGCCGTTGGCGTGTTCGGTAATGAAGGGTGCCAGCTGCGGTGTGACCAACGCGAAGCCATGAGCACCGGTGATGGTTTTCGCGGGATCTTGCACCGAATGGCAGCGAGACAGGTCACTACCGCCGTGGTTGACGCTGACGATGAACGGGTCTTTGTGTTCCAGCACATAGCGCCTTGCGCCTTTGCGCAGGCGCTCCATGGTCTTGTTGACCAGCGGGCGCTTGACCCCGGCGGCGCGGCCTTCTTCTTTAGTGAGGAAAATGCTTGGGCAGGGGATTGACCAGTCGATGCAGCTGGCCGCTGTTCGGTAGGGCAGTTGCCCCTTGGTTGGGTGCTTGAAGTGAGTAGGCTGTGGCCAGCGCAAAGGTTTATCGTCTCGTCGGGCGATCATGAACAGGCGCTCGCGGGTGGTCGCGGCGCCGAAGTCGCAGGCCTTGAGCTTGCCGTTCATCAGGTCGTAGCCCATCGCGCGCAGTTCGCTCTCGAAGCGACGCCATGTACGGCCTCTGCGTTTCGGATCGGGCACCAGGTATTGATCCTGAACCGGAACCCGCTCACCGACCGCCGCGACGGTCAGATCGCGGCGAATGACGCGGCCGGTATTCGAGCAACGCTTGGCGATCAGCGGACCCCATTGCAAAATCTGCGTCACGTTTTCCATGGTGATCATGTTCGGGCTGACCTGGCCCGCCCATTTGACGATCACCCAGGACAGTGAGCGGCTGGTGGTACTGCGGGCCTGGCCACCGGCCGCAAGGCTGTGATGGGTGCATTCAGGGCTGGCATGCAAATGATCGACCGGGCGACCACGGGTCGCCATGCGCGGGCAGACCTCGTAAACGTCGGTGATGTAATGTTCGGCGCTCGGGTGATTGCGCTTGTGCATGCTGATCGCATCAGGGTTGTGGTTGATGGCGATATCGACGGGGATATCGGTGGCCATCTCTTGACCCATCGTTGCACCACCGCCACCCGCAAACAGGTCGACGCGGATACCGCCAGCGAGGTTCAGGCCGAACTGGGTTTTCACCGCTGTTGTGATTGGCGCAGGGTTGAGGGAGCTCATGCTTGAGTCCTCCCGTATTTCCACGCTCTGCGCATCCATGCTGCGAACGCTGCTCTATAGGCGTAATGCTCGCGGGTGAAACTGTCGGACGTGCTTGCACCCGGTAACCTGATGTACGTCCCGCGCTGTGTGCAATATGCCAGGCCTTCGGGAGTTGGGAATTCTGTCTCGAACTCGGCACGTTCGTCGATGGGCGCCGCTTTGATGGCGGATTGTTCCAGCGTCTTCTGACCATTCAGCTGTGCCTTATACCCTTCAGCAGGCTTCGCGGGCGGGCGATTCTGAGCGATTAGCGCTGCATCAGTTGCGGCTGCCCCGCGCAGCTTTTCGTGGGGTGTCTGTGCCTCGGCAGTGGCGCTCAAAGGATCAGTAATGCCTGCTGCTGCGCCGCAGAGGCTGTTTGTTTCCTGCGCGGTGGTGCTCGCTTCGGTGTCTGGTTCGTGCAAGTCGAAGCGCTTACCGGTTTGGGTGATGATCTGGCTCATGCGGCCTCCTTGATCAGGTCTGCAAGCATCAATGCGTTGCGGGTGTCCTTGTGCAACTTGCGCAGGGCGTCATGGCCTATCAGCGTAGTTAGCTGTCGATCGAACTCTTTTCGGAAGCGTGTTACTTCGCGAAGCTCGGTCGTGGCCTGGGTCAGCTGCTGTTGCAGTTCGCCAGCCGCTCGGGGTGTGAGGCGTAGGAGGGCGGGTTTCATGCTGCGGCCTCCTGCTCTGCTGGTTTCAACAGGGCGGCCATGGCCAGCGCTTGTTCGCGAAGGGTGATGGCGTCACGTTCGAGTTTTTTTCCGGTACGGAATGCGGCGAATGTCTCGGCGGCGATCCTGAGTTGTGCGGCGATGGCCAGCAAGGTTTGGCGTTCTGGTTCGCCCAGCTTCGAGGCGGCCAGTGCGCGCTCGTAGTGGGAGTACAGCTGCTTGTAGTGATCCCTTGCCTGATCAGACGAATGCTCCAGGTTGCGGATGGCTTGCGAATGGTCGGATTGCTGGATGGCCATGCCTTCATCAATACCCTCAAGACGGCCGTCTATGAGGCCGCCGCGATATCCAGCCCAATAGGTGAGGCCGAAGAACAAAATGAGGACGATCAGTGCGCAGATCTGAACTGCAGTCATGTGGTGTGCTCCTGGTTGTTTTGATTGGCCGGTGGTGGCGGCCGTTTGGGTTTATTGGTCTTGCTGGGTTGAATCGGTTTGTTTCTTTGCCTGCTCCTCGTCCGCTGAATAAGCCCTGATGTCGATCCATGAGGCCAGGTGGCGGATGTGGACGTACTTGAAGGATTTACGGCTGTCTTTGAGCGTGGTCACGGGCAACGGGATGCGGCCGTTGTCGAGATCGGACGCGAACGTCTGCTCGTTGAGGTTGCGGAAGTACTGCAGGCGGAGTTTCTCCAGAGGGATGAGCACGTCGCCGAAGGTGCGGTAGAGCAGCTCAACGGTTACGGTTTCCGGTGCCGGCATTAGCCGGAGTGGGTTTTGATGGGTATTACTCATGGGCTTGCGCGGCCTCCTTGCGATTGACCCTTGATGGGTGATTCCAGGCGTTCAGGCAGTGGCGTTTGGTCAGCTCCCGCAGATGCTCCGGCACTTCGAGGAGCGCGGCGTTGCGCTCCTCGCGTGTGCGCATGGCGATGATCTGGCGGGCGTATTCCCTAGGCCACGTCACGGTTGTCTACCGGGATGGCAGGCAGCGCCAATCCCAGTTGTTCGGCCAGCCAACGGATGCCGGGTTGTTTGACCCGGGTTGATTGGCTGTACTGCATGCCGAGCTGTTCGTGATACCAGTGGCCATCCTTGACCCGCAGATAGTCGCGATCACGGGCGGGGTAGGCCGGCAGGTTCCGTTCGTTGAGTAGGCCCTTTCCGCGCATCAGGCTGATGAGTTTGGGCCGGGTCAGGCCGAGTTGGGTGGCGGCTTGAGCAAGCGTGCGTTCCATGGCATCCCCCTCATGCAGCGTGTGCGGCAGGAGTCGCCGCAGCAGCCAGGTGATTGATGGACTCGACGACTTTGCCGTAGATCTCGACATCGGTACCGCACACGGTGAAGCACTTGGTGCGTGGGCTCTTTACCCCAATGCTCAGGATGGTGGTGACGCCGGGGCGGGTATGGGTGCGGTGGATCGCGACATGGATGGGTAGTTCGAAACCCATGTCTAGGCTCAGGGTGCCACCGGTGATGACCAGCTCGAACACGCGCTGCTTGTCCTGCAAATTAAACCGACCGTATTCGCGCTCTGCATGCGGCAGGTACAGCAGATCAGCTGAGTTGCTTGAGTCGAAAGGACCGTTGGCTATTTCTTCGATGAAGTCGGCCAGCTTGAGGTGCATTTTCTTTTCATTGTTCAAGGTCAGCGTGTGGCGTTCGCTGTCCATCTCAACGACGAAAACGGTCTCTGCTGTGCCGCGTTCAACCCTTAAGCGAAACGGCAAGGCTTCACGCTTGGGCGCTGACCGCAGGACGTGGTTGAAGGTCTCGGTCAAATTGACCTGGGCGTTGAGCAACTGCAGGGTGCGGTTGTCGAGTTTGAATTTGCTCATGCTGCCTGTCCTCCACCGTTCGGATCGTATGGAGTTGGCGCTGTACGGGCTTGCTGCTTTGGTTTGGTGGTAGCAAACGAGCAGCCGTGTTCGCGGGCCAGGCGTCGAATTTCGAAGATGCGGAAGGGGTTAGCAGCGGCCGGATGGACGTGCAGGGTGGCTGTGGTGTGCATGGTGTTGCCTCGCTCTGTGGTGGAGAGTGAAGTAGATAATTAACCTTAAAGGTTAATTTGTCAAATCCAGAAAACACCACGACGGTGAATTTTTTTGTTTCTATTCCGCGCTTGAAATGCTGCGTTTGACAGCAAGTACCGGCATATGGGTATAGTGGCAAATTGATTCGACATGTTTCGATGTTCAATCACCGCCGTAAATTGTTCAGGGAGGGGAGCTGCGTGGAAATAGTAAACTTTAAAAGCATTTCTTTAGAGGGAATGTATAAGCGTTATGACCTAAATATCAATTTCCACGATAGTTTGAACGTTTTGCATGGTCAAAATGGTACCGGTAAATCCACTCTTATTCATATTCTTGCCAACATGGCAAATAGAGATTTTCTTCGCTTTGCCTACTTGGATTTTGCGAAAATACGGGTAGGGTACTCTAATGGAGTATATGTAGAGATTGTTAAGGATGAAGCTAAGGACGTGCTAATGGTTACATGTCCAGGAGCACTTTTAGAAACTGAATTTAAATTCAATCAATTCGAAGCTCTGAAACTTCTAACTAGTATGGATGAGGATAGAACAAAGGAGCACTATTCTGAATTGCTGATTCAGCAAGAGACATTTATAAAAATGAATCTTGTGCCAGAAGTTAAGGCTTCATATTTTCCAGCTTTTCGGACCATGCTTGAGGCGTGGTCAAGTCAGTTTGAGGATGAGGCACGAAAATATAGAAATCCTATGTATCACGGGATTCCTGCGCAAAAAGTAACTTCTTTTGCAAGGAATTTGTTTGGGCGATTCTTGCCAGTTATTAATTATCCATCTCCCTTGAGTATTGAGCATAACTTGCGTGAGGAAATACGGGATGCTCATCTCAAAATTGCGCGCTATGAAAGCTCGGTTTTCTCTGAGTCCTTTGTTAAGGTCTTTTCGGCAATTTTAAGCGACGAACAAGGAACAGCCCAGGAGGCAGAGCTATTACTTGAAGAGATATCTGAGCTTACAACGGAGACGGCGCTAAACAAAATAGCGAATCTAGAGGGGCCCTCTTATACCTATGTGCAACTTCAGCATTTGGTTGGTAGGAGCCGAGAGTCTAAGGAGTTGGCAAGTTCAGCTACCGGAGCTCTCACTGTTTACCGAAATGCTTTGAGGGAGAGGCGTGATTTCCAAGTCGACATTTTTGCACAGATTGATAAATATTTTGATGCGGTGAACGCTTTTCTTGAACAAAAAGAACTTCGCTATGTTCCCGATTCTAATAGAAGAATGCCGAAAGTTGGCTTAAAGTTTAAAGATGGGACTTGGAGTAGCATTAGAGTTATGTCATCTGGTGAGAGGCAGTTGCTTACAATGCTATATGCCGTCACGAAAATGAGTACAGACTCATTGGTGCTTATTGATGAGCCGGAATTGTCACTTCATATTGATTGGCAGGAAGAGTTGTTGAGCAAGATGATGGCTCAGTTGGGCGGGAGGCAAATTATTGTATGTACTCATTCCCCTTCTATCGCATCCAACTATGAAGATTTTATGATTGAAGTCGTTCCAATGCTGTCGAGGTACTCTGCGCCAAGTACTGAGATTTCGGATGATGATGAGGAACTCATCTAATGGAACTGAAGTACGATATCGCTGAATATATTGCCATGGCTAGAATGAGCTCTAAAATTCGAGTGCTCGTAGAAGGCAAAGACGATCGTGGTCATGTTTTGAATCTTTTGAATAAACTTGCCCCTAAAGCAAAGCTTAAAGTTGATACTGCGGTTGATATTATGGGCGACTGCAATGTAACGCGTACAAATAACCGAGCAAAAATTGAAAAGGTTCACACACATTGCAAGGAAAGACAAAGTCATCGTCGACTTTTCTTTCTGTGCGATCGAGAGTTTAGAAATTTCATCATAGATGAGGTTGTTCAGGATAGCGTGACTGGACATGAAGTCGATGGTAATCTTTCTTGGACTCTAGGTCATTCCATTGAGAACTACTTTCTTAGTCCGCTAATGCTGGGTGAGGGGTTTAGATTCTTAAGTGGATCAGGGCGAAAAAGTGAAGCCGTTGAATTGTTTTCAGAATATTTTGACGATGCGGTACGAAAAATCGCAGCGATAACGTTGGCGGCTAAAGAACTTGATTGTGCAAACTTTCCTTCTTCAATAGTTCGCTGGAATAACATTGTGTTGAAGGAGGGTGTTATTGATTTTGGTTTCAGAAGTGAGCAAAATCTCAATGACTTTGCGGAGAAATTTGTTTCAACTTATGAGGCGTTTTTACTGGTCGTAGATCGCACAGATATAGAAGTATGTGCTCGTTTATGTCGGGGGCATACTGCAGTAGTGATTTTGCAGCGGTTATTTGCCGCAAGTCTGTATGAGTCAGGGAGAGATCGAGAGGAAGATTTGGCACGATATGATGCTAATCTTTTTAATAATGTATCAGAGCATATTATTTCGTCAGCTTTATCCGAGGCGTGGATAAATAAGGTTGCAGCAGGAGCGTCTCATTATCCCCAGCCACTTGTGCAATTAGTTATGGATGCTGTATGAGCGGTGGGGTAGTGCCTTGTGAATTTCTGATTTCAGAGGTCGGAGATTTTCCAACGTGCTCGACCGCAAATAACCCATTCCTCTGACATTTTTATAATGCGTTCAGGCCAATCCGGATTCAAAGCAAATAAATACAGTTCGTTACCCTCTTGTTTTAATTGCTTGAGGGTCGCGGCTTGGTCTCGGGTTCTCTTAGCTGCAACAAAATGACCCGGTAATGCTTCTAGTGCCGGGTCAATGACAATCTTGTCGCCCTCTACAAATTTTGGCTCCATGCTTATTCCCTCGACTCGAAGAATAAAAGCCTTAGGGCCGACAGGGCCAGGCGCATCAATCCATTCCTCAGCATCCCTAGGATCAAAGCTACCTTTTCCTTCACACCAAGTGCCGGCCGCAATTGATCCAATGACCGGTAACTGCCGCCCGGTATGGCTTAGAAGTGTTGCGTTGTTGTATTCACCTAGTCCGTAAGGCATATCAAGATAGCCAGCATATAGATCTAGGGCTTTCTCTATTTCTCGCGCTATCTGGTCACCGATACCTTTGGTGGGGTTCTTTCCCCCAAATGCGCTCACCTGAGCGGGGGCTTTACCGAGAAGGTCAGCGATGTCTGTCAGGCGGAGTTTTCTTTCGGCCAAGACCCTTCGGAAATTCTGCAGGCGGGTGTCTGAAATTTTCATTCGACGATTGTGTCCGGATTAACCTAGATGGTGAATGTCCTTGTGGGTATTGTAAAAAATAACCTCATGGGTTAATTTGTTGTCTGGAGGTATCACCATGAATCTACGCGAATACATTAACCATATGGATTCTGAAGGGCTTACCGCCTATGCCGGGCGTTGTCGCATTGCTGTGAGTTATCTACGACTTCACGTCAAATATGCGAGCAAAGATCCAAGTGTGTCATTGATCAAGTCATTGGCACGTGAAAGTGAAGGTTTCGTATCGCTTGCGGAGGTTCTGGAGCATTTCGGTGTTATTGAAATTGATCCTGAGCGTGAAGCAGCTTAGATAGAAAAAAGGCGACCCAAAGGCCGCCCAGTTCCTCCCAACACGCACCACCACAGCGCTGTCGGGACGCGATAAAGGTAGGCGGGCACACCACATGCTAACCACCTCCCTTTATCGCGCTTTTCCAAGGCACGGAATGCCTTGGTGTTGCTGCCTTTTCCACCACAGATTGGGCAGCGGTTGCGCCAGGGGTGAGCAACGGATTGCTCGCCCCGGCACGGTGCCGGTATCGATCCTGAAGATCTAGCCGGCGTTTGGGCCCTTTCAAGCCACGCGGCAAATGTACCACCACTGCAAGTCGCGCGGCACTGGCAACTTATAAGGATTAATGCCATGAGCCGAATCGCTTTGAATTCTGTTGAGCGGGCGCAGCGGGAAGTTCTGCCGCTCGACCTCGCGCTTTACCATGCCGCTCGGGATTACCCGGGCGGCGCCGCAGCCATCGCCGCCACCACCGGCAGAAACGCCACGACGCTGCAGCACAAGCTTTCCCCAACCCATCCCAGCCACACGGCCAACATTCAGGAGTTCGGCGAGATCCTGGAGCTGACCAAGGATCGCCGCATTCTGGATGCGGTGCATGCGTTGGTCGGTGACACGACCTGGCAGGAACTGGCCGAGGCGTACACCAACGACATGCCCGAGACGTTGACCACTGGCATTGCCGAGTATTTTCGGCAGGTGGCGGACCTGGCCGATACCTGGGCCAAAAGCATTGGCGATGGGGTGGTGTCCGATGAGGAGTTGGGCGCGATTCATCTGCAGGTGTTTCGCGGGATTCGGGGGTTATTGGGGATGTTCAACCGCGCCACGTATGTCAACCAGACGACGCGAGGTGCTGACCTTGGCTGACATCGCTGATTTCGCTAATGACCTGGTGCAGGAACGGATCGATCAGGCACTGGCTGCGCGTAATGCCGCCAAGTCTGCAACGGTGATTCATTCGTTTTTATTCTGCGAAAGGTGCGACGAGCCGATTCCTGAGGGGCGCCGAGTTGCGTTACCGGGTTGCACTCAGTGCGTGCAGTGCCAGTCGATCGATGAGTTGCGGGAGGCTCGTCATGCTTGATGAGGTGCTGGGGCAATTCGCAGATTACGGCCTTGAGCCGGAACAACCACTTGTCTTCGGTAAGCTGACTCGCTGCAAGACTGCGCAGGATAAGGGCAAGGAGAAGAACGGTTGGTATGTTGTCCACGAGCATCGTACCGAGAAGCTCGAAACGCTGATTTTCGGCAGCTTTGGTGATTGGCGCTCGGGCGAGACGCAGAAGATCAAAGTTAAAGCCGGGCGCATGTCGCCAGAAGAGCGGGAGGTGATGCGCGCACGGCAAGAGGAAGCCAAGCGTCGTGCTGCCGAGATCGCCGCCAATGCGGCGCGGCGCGCGGCGAATCGAGCGGCGGGAATGTTCAAGCGCATGCCGGAGAAGGGGCGTAGCGACTATCTGGATCGAAAGCAGATCGTTGGTTTTGGCGTTCGCTATGCTCCGCGCTCCGGCGCGTTTTTGGTGCCTATGTGCAACGTGCGGGACCAGGTTGTCGGGCTGCAAGTGATCTTTCCAGCCAAGCAGGAAGACACTGGCCGGGACAAGTCTTACTGGCCCTACGGCATGTCGAAGGAGGGCGCTTTTCACCTGATTGGGCCACACCCGGAGCCGGGCGAGCCGGTGTTGGTGTGTGAAGGCTATGCCACCGGCGCTAGCCTGCACATGGCGACCTCGCTGACGGTGGCCATCGCCTTCGATGCGGGCAATTTGTTAGTGGTGTGCAAGGCCATGCGCGAGCGCTTTCCGGGTTGCCCGCTGATTGTTTGTCGGGATGACGATTGGAAGACCAAACGATCGAATGGCGAACCCTGGAACCCCGGTGAAGAGAAGGCGAACAACGCCGCGTTGATCGTCGGTGGTCAGGTGGTCGCGCCGATCTTTTCCGGTGAACGGGATGACAAGTGGACCGACTTCAATGACCTGCATGTTGCCGAGGGTTTGGAAGCGGTGCGCCGCCAGGTGTTGGCGGTGGTCAAGCCGCCGGCAGCGGGTGGCTGGAAGGACATGCTGGCTCGCAGTGAAAGCGGTGCCTTGATTGCGCATATGCAGAACGTGGAGCTGATCCTTGGCAATGATGAGCGGTGGGCCGGGGTGATCGGCTACAGCGTGTTCAGTTCGAAGATCATCAAGCTGCGTGCGGCACCTTATGGTGGCGGGGCGGGTGACTGGGCTGACATCGATGATATGCGGGTGATGAAGTGGCTCGCGCAGCAGTACAACTTGCGGGTGAAGGCGTCTCATGTGATCGAGGCGGTCAGTGTGGTTGCGCATGACCACGCCTTTCACCCGGTGCGTGAATACCTGCAAAAGCTTGTGTGGGATCGCGTGCCTCGGTTGGAGAGCTGGTTGACCGACGTGCTTGGGGTTGAGGCCAGTGAGTACTCGGCCAAGGTCGGCAAGCGCTGGCCGATTTCGGCGGTGGCCCGGGTGATGCGCCCTGGCTGCAAGGCCGACTCGGTGATGATCCTCGAAGGCGGGCAGGGCGAAGGTAAGTCCACGGCGATGGGGATTCTCGGCGGTGAGTGGTTCATGGACACGCCGTTTGCCCTCGGTGACAAGGACAGCTTTCAGGCGATTCGCGGTAAGTGGATTGTCGAGCTGGGGGAGCTGGACAGTTTCAACAAGGCCGAGAGTACGAAGGCCAAGCAGTTCTTCTCGGCCTCCACCGATACTTACCGTGAAAGCTACGGCCGCAGAACGAATGACGTGCCACGCCAGTGTGTGTTCGTGGGGACCACCAACCAGGAGGAATACCTCAAGGATGCCACCGGTAACCGGCGCTATTGGCCGGTGTTCTGCAACAAGGTCGACCTCGATACCCTGCGTGAGATCCGTGATCAGCTGTGGGCCGAGGCGGTGTTTTGCTATGAGGCCGGTGATATCTGGTGGGTCACCAAGGATGAGTCCTGGATGTTTGCCGAGGCGCAGGATGAGCGCTTTGTGGTGGACGAATGGGAGGGGCTGATTCTGAATTGGTTGGAGGAGTCGCAGATCGGCGAAACCACCACTGGCAATGACATTCTGAGCCAGGCCCTCAAGTTGGATTACGGCCATTGGGGCAAGCCGGAGCAGATGCGCGTAGGGGCGATCATGCATCGGCTTGGCTGGCGCAAGAAGCGTTTGACGGCTTTGACCAAAAGCGGGGTGCGGCCATGGGCTTATCAGAAGCCTGCCACCTGGGGGCGTTGCACTGCGTTGCAGCAGGCACCGATTGAGGAGCCTTGCTTTGATTAAGCGGATAGATGAGATGCTGAAGTTGTGGGCGCAGGATCTGCATTCGCCGATGACTGAAGCCTATGGCGGGGCGAGTGGCGGGAACATGATTGCGATGTTGATGGCGTGCAAGGGGGAGTTGATACGGGGGACGCGGGGCAGTCGGGTGTTGTTGGATGAGTCGGCGGATATTGAGTTTATCGTCAATAAGCACTTGCCGCCGCAGTTGTCGGTCGTCGTGCGGGAACATTACTGCAACCACGATAGCTTTCTGTCGCAGAAGTACGCCCACTGTGGCTGTAGCCGCGATACCTATTACCAGCGCCTGCATGAGGCGCATGTGCACATTGCTGGTCTGTTGATGGGGAAGGCAGCATGACCTTTGACATCGATCCGTCTGTCACTGTCCCACTGTCCGGCCTTGTCCTACCGTCATTTATGGCGGTAGGACAGGTGCAGACCCCGTCGTTACTGGGGGGTCCTACTGTCCGACCTTCACCCGCGTCATGCACACGTGAGTGTAGCGGGCACGTATTCGCGCCTATGGCGCGTACGCGTGTTTTTAGCTTTTTCTCTATACACGAGAGAATGGTAAAAAAGGTAGGACAGTAGGGCAGAGGCACGAATTTAGAGGGCTCCAGCTGTCCTACTTCGATTCAGAGTAGTGGGACAGTAGGACAGCGCCAGAGACGCTGAAAGCCGAAGTAAAGATATTCACCGACATTGCCTAGACGTAGCCCAGACATTCACCGGGTGGCATTAAAATGGGGTTGCTGCCACCGGAATCGACCTGTAAAAAGTAGTCATCTTCGATAGGTGCGACCGCAGAGAGCGGCAGGCATCACACCACCAAAACCCGGCCATTGCGCCGGGTTTTGGCGTCTATGGGGCGGTGACTTTTGAAAGGGCACTGTTTCTCCTGTCCATCAGCTGAAAGTGCACGAACAAAACGAGCGATACCCCTGAAAAAACAGCGAGGCTCATCAAGTTCACCAGCAGCAGGAAAATGTCGAGACGGGTAATGGGGTCGGAGCTGGTAACAAACTCCACCACTTTGGCGACTCCCGTCGCTACCAGGGCAGCGCAGGAAAAGTACACCCATCCCCGGTACATTTTTTGACCCAGCCTGGCCCAGAGCTGGCGATAGCGTTGCTTGTGCTCCTCAGTACTCTGCGACCACATCAGGGCAAAGGCCGGGATAGCAAACGATCCCGCCAATACGCCAACGATACCCACTACAAGGCTTACCACTTCGAATCCTGTCATGACAATTTCCCTAAAAAAACAGATCAAGCGAGTAGCGACACTCAACAATGGCTTGATAGCGCACAACCGGCGCAATCGACGATGAACCAGGAAAATCTTATGACAAACGAGCAACAAGCGCTGGCAGAAATGCCGATCTGGATGGTTATTGTCCTGGCGCTGGTCGGTGGCGTTTCCGGCGAGATGTGGCGGGCCGACAAGGACGGCGCGCGGGGCTGGGTATTGTTGCGTCGATTGGTCCTGCGATCTGGCGCCTGCATAGTCTGCGGCGTGTCGGCGATGATGTTGATGGTCGGCGCGGGCATGTCTATCTGGACCGCTGGCAGTCTCGGATGTCTGACCGCGATGGCCGGGGCGGATGTCGCCATCGGGTTGTACGAACGTTGGGCCGCCAAACGACTGGGCGTCTGTGAAGCGCAGCAATGCAACGACGAATCTAATCAGTAGCTAAAAAATGGAGATGACTATGCAAGTTCGAATCTTGAACGATGATCTGGACGTGATCTGGACCAAGACAGAGACCGGCGGACTGACTAGCCCGTCATTCCGCCGGGATGGAACGATTGAGATGATCATCATCGCACTTGAGAAGGCGCTGCAATGGGCGCGGGAAGAAGCCATACAACCCGATTCGGATTCATCCCCTGCTTTAGTCAGCACTCAAGCCATTGATGAGTTTCTACAGAGCAATTTCCTTATTGATGTTGGCGTGAACCAGCTCCCAGATACCAGGTGACTTGAAGAACGCATGCCATTTTGGCGGTGCGACAAAGCCGATCTGTCTCCCGGTGCTCCAGATGGCGACAGCATGACCAGCCAACCCTGCCTGGTTCACGGCCGTTTCAAATGCTGCGACGAATGCCTGTTGCGCTGCACGGGATTTGTTAGCGAACGCAGCGTCCACAGGGACAATGATCATGTCTTGTCCCTGTTCTCGGATATGCGCAAATGGAAATTTGTTAGCCATCTTTTTCCCTTTCGATAAGTGGTGGGTAATCCTTCCCCGGCGATCCTTCTGCTGGCGAAGGACGGCGTTGATGCTAGCACTGTGTTCGTAATATCTCGTTGCGCAGTGCCATTTTCAGTTCTTTCCTACGACTTTGGAGCACTGAGAATGCGGGGGACCCTGGGGTTATCCGGTGGGTACGGGGTCGCAAACCCGCGGGATCTTGTAAGCGGCCAGTTTTTCCACGTTGGTTGACAGAGGTTGACAGCCCTAGGTTGACAGGAGGTTTACATGACCATTTTGAGCCGTACGGAGTACGCGGCCAGTAAGGGCTGGTCTCGGCAGTACGTTGGGAAACTGGTTCAGCAAGGGCGATTGGTCCTCTCTGGTGGCAAGGTCGATGTCGAAGCCAGTGAGCAATATCTGGCAATGACAAGCGACCCCGCGCGCAGTAAGTCGAACACACGTATCCCGCTGGTTATCGGCTCTCCAGAAACCAGTTTTGAGTCCTCTCAAGTCCCACTGAGCGCGCTACCCAAGGCTGCGCCGGACTATCAAAAAGCACGAACCAGGCTGGCGCTGGCGCAAGCCGAACGAGCCGAAAGCGACCTTCTCAAGGTTAACGGCGCACTCGTCGAGCGAACAATCGTCGACGAAGCGGCGTTTGCATCAGGCCGAATGACCCGCGATTTGTTAATGGGATTACCCCCCAAGTTGGCGCCAGTTCTCTCGGCCATGACCTGCACCTGGGACATCGAAAAACACCTGGCAGCAGAAATCCGGCAAGCACTTGAAGACGCAGAGCGCTTGTCCTCAGAAGACTTCATTCGTGCCGTCACTCCCGAGAATTAACTTATGGATGCCAGATATGCTGACGGTGCAGAGGTGTACCGCCAGGCGTACTTTCGTGGGTTGCGTCCAGAGCCAGAGCTTTGGGTCGACCAGTGGGCCGACGAATACATGCGGATTCCGCGTGATACCGGCGCCGCCGAGCCAGGTCGTTATCGCACCGCGCGTACACCTTACGCACAGGAGCCCATGCGCTGCCTGTCACCGGCCCATCCCTGCAAGCGCGTGATTACCATGGTCGCCTCGCAGCTGATGAAAACCCAGATCGGTTTGAATTGGATCGGCAGCCTGATGCACATGGCCCCCTCGAACATCCTTACCTTGCTGCCAAGCCTTGGGCTGGCCAAGCGAGTGTCGTCGAGGATCAGCAAGACCATCAAGGCCACACCCGTGTTGCGAGCACGCGTAGCCTCAGGTCGCGAGGCCATCAACACCATGGACACCAAAGAGTTCGAAGGTGGCTCCTTGTACGTCACCACCGCGGGCTCGGCTGCCAACCTCTCAGAGTTATCGGCACGCTACGTCTACGGTGACGAAATCGACCGTTGGGAAGTGGACGTCGGCGAGGAGGGTGATCCCATCGAACTGGCCGAAACCCGCGCCAGTACCTTTGGGCGTAACGCAAAGTTCTACTTCTCCAGCTCTCCAACGATCAAGGGTTCCTCCCGAATTGCTGATTTGTTCGCAGGCAGTGATCAACGTCACTACTACGTACCGTGCCCGCACTGCGGACACATGCAAACCCTCGAATGGGACAACCTGCATTACTCGCCCGATTACACCGTCGTCCATTACCAGTGCGCCGGTCCAGATTGTGATGTGCTGATCGAGGAGAACCATAAGGGAGAAATGCTTTCCCGAGGTGAATGGCGCGCCCATGCTGAAGGCGACGGTGAGACCGTCGGGTTTCATCTGAGTGCTCTGTACTCACCGCCTGGCTGGATGGATTGGCGAACGCTAGCGATCCAGTATGAAAAAGCCAAGGTTGCACAAAACAACGGCGATCTCGAGCCCATGCAAGTGTTCTATAACACCCGTCTGGCGAAGGTCTGGGATTCAGCTCAAGAGCAAACCAAAGCCGAGACACTGATGGCCCGCGCTCGGTTAGAAACGTACACCCTCGGCTCAATGCCTTCCGGCGTGTTGATGCTCACCGGTGCTGTGGACGTTCAAGCCAATCGTCTGGAACTGATGGTCATGGGTTTTGGCATCGGGATGGAGCGATGGGTGATCGACCACCATGTGATCTGGGGTGATCCAGCCGACGAGCGAAACTGGGCAGTGCTCGACGAAAAACTAAAGTCCCGCTACCGACATCCATGTGGCGTGGGCTTGGCAATCCTGGCCACAGGGATTGACTCCGGTGGACACCACACCGATGAGGTCTACCAGTTCTGTCGCGTCCGCCGTTGGCGCAACATCTTCGCCATTAAGGGGGCTAGCAAGCCGGGCAGGCCAGTGATCGCCCAGCGCCCGTCGATGGTCGACGTGACCTGGAAGGGCCAGACAGAACGTCATGGCGCCGAGTTGTGGTTTGTCGGCACCGACACCGCCAAGGACTGGATCTACAACCGCTACCCATTCGAAAGCGGACCTGGCGCACTGCACTTCGCCAACGACCTGCCGGACGAGTTCTTCGCGCAGTGTGTCGCCGAGCGCAAGGTGGCTCGCTACATCAAGGGCTACAAGCGCATCGAATGGGTCAAGGGCAAGGCTGAGCGCAACGAAGCGCTCGACTTGATGGTGTACTGCCTGGCCATGGCTCATTACCTGGGCATCAACCGCTATCAGGAACACGATTGGGAGCGAGTGCGGCAGTCACTGGCGCAATGTGGCCTGTTTGACGAAGCGCTGAGCATCAAGCCGATTCAGGCTAAGCGCGTTGACCAGGACGAAGCACCGGCGACCACGGTTGCCAAGCAGTCGCAACCGGCACCACAAGTTGCTGCTCCCGTTGCTCAAGCGAGACAAGTCACAGCGCAACGGCGCAGCTCCAGCAGCGGCTACTTGAAGAGACGATGAGTGATCAAGATAGACCTATTGCTGGCCCCAATACTCGGGCACCAAGTCCCAGCAGCTCGGACACCGTTGCTCGCAAGGTTTCTTTTCCTCCTTCCTTTGCCGCATTCGTGATGCTTTGTCCGAAAGACGGACCTTTATCCAGGCTGCTCGGGGAGGCTTTCAGGACTTCGAGACCGGCCGCCGTGAGGACCACATCCTGAGCGTAGTACTGGGTGCAGTCTTTGAATGTGAGGTAACCAGTGGATTCTAACCAACGAACAGTGGCGATGAAGAACTCTGCGTCCTCACTAGGTATGTCTGCGCACATGAAGTCGCACCAGCGTGTTGCAGGCTCGACGAATTTTTCAGGGATGAGCGATTTCGGAACTGGAAATTTGGCATACAGCTCAGCCAGTACCAGCCCGGTAATCTCATTGAATTGGTCAATATTGGAGACAGCCATGTCAGAAAACTCCGTGGAAAAAGCGCAACACGCGCAGAGGGTCAAAGCCGCCGCCGAACTCCAGCAAGAACTACGTCGGATAGTGGCTGATCAGCTAACAGGGCGGATGGACTGGGTCCGCGCCCGCGTTTACTGGCGAATGCGCCTACCAGATATTCCATCTGAAGAATTGGCTGATGCACTGACACACGTATTGGCGGGCGGCAGTTTCAGACAAGAAGTGCAGTCGAGAACTCAGAACTTCGTCTGACGATTTTTATATCACATCGCCTTTATCCATTCAGGGCAAACCTCATGTCATTCACCCAAAAGCACCTCGATGCAGTTGAGGCGGCCATCGTTCGCGGCGAAAAAATCGTGCGCTACACCGACCGTACTGTCGAGTACCGCACCGTCGATGAGCTGCTAAAAGCTCGCGAAGAAATCCGCACGTCGCTGATCAGTGCAGCCGGGCCACGCTCTCGAGTGGTTCGGCTGTACCACGGAGGCAAGGGAATCTAATGGCTCGACACTTCCCGACGCTAACCCGTAACGGATTCGTGTTGCCGTCGAACATCAAGGCCAGTTACGAAGGCGCCGGAGAGGGCCGCCGCTCCACTGGCTGGGATGCGCCGGACAACGGAATCAACAGCATCAACACTCCGGCGCTGCGCAATCTGCGCTCACGGTCGCGGGCAGCGGTTCGCAATGATCCGTATGCCTACAACGTGATCGACAAGCGCGTCAGTAACCTGATCGGTACCGGCATTACGCCGCGACCAAAAACCGATGACGAAGCCCTGCGCAAACTGCTGCAGGAACTGTGGGATGACTGGGTCGATGAATCGGACGCCGACGAGCGCACCGACTTCAACGGCCAGCAGGCGCTGGTGGCCCGCACGGTGGAAACCTCCGGCGAGTGTTTTGTGCGATTGCGTCCGCGCGGCCTGGACGAAGGCCTTGCGGTGCCGCTGCAGCTGCAAATCCTGGCCCCAGAGTTTGTCCCGCATGACAAGTTCGAGAGCACCCGCGACGGCAACTTCATCCGCGCCGGTATCGAGTTCACCCCCGGCGGCAAGCGCGTGGCGTACTGGATGTACCTGGCGCATCCACGCGATGCCTCGTCGCTGAATGCGGGTTACAACCAGCTGGTGCGCGTACCGGCCGCGCAGGTGCTGCACATCTTCGAACCCGTCGAACCTGGCCAGTTGCGCGGCGTACCGCGCTTGTCGCCGGTGTTGAAGCGCCTGCGCAGTCTCGACAACTACGACGACGCGGTGCTGTTCCGGCAGGAAGTGGCGAACCTGTTTGCCGGTTTTATCACCCGGCCACCCCCTGACTCCGGCCCCGTGCCAAGGGACCCGGTCACCGGCCAGCCGCTGAGCCTGGATCGCGACGGCTTCACGCCGATGGTCGCGCTGGAGCCCGGCACCATGCAGGAGCTGGGGCCTGGTGAGGAGGTGGAGTTTTCCAAACCGCCGGACGCCGGCAACAACTATCCCGACTTCATGCGGCAGCAGCTGATGGCGGCTGCAGCGGGAACCGGGACGCCGTACGAAATCCTCACCGGCGACATGCGCGAGGTCAACGACCGGGCGCTGCGGGTCGTGCTCAACGAGTTTCGGCGCCGTTTGGAACAACTGCAGTTCAGTGTGTACGTGCACCAGCTGTGCCGTCCGGTTCGGGCGGCCTGGATGGACATGGCGGTGCTGTCCGGTGTCCTCAAGCTGGATGACTACGCCCAGCGCCGCCGTGAGTACCTGCGCACCCGTTGGGTGCCGCAAGGCTGGGCCTACATCCAGCCGGTACAGGACGTACAAGCGCGACGGATGGAAGTGCAGGCCGGCTTCGCCTCGCGCAGTGAGATGGTCCTGCGCACCGGTTATGACGCTGAAACGGTCGACGCCGAAAACGCCGCCGATCTGGCCCGGGCCACCAAGCTTGGCCTCAATTACACCACTCTTGAAGCGTTCGTCCCCGTCGACGACAAGGAGCAATCATGAGCAAGAAAACGCGGCCACGCGTGTATAACCGGGCGGGTAAACGCGTGCAGGTACAGGACAAGACCTGGTACGCGTTGCAGGCCAGCGGCGAGGCTGCCGAGCGGGTGATCGAGGTCTTCGTCTACGGCGAGATCGGCGCCTGGGGCATTACCGCGAATCAGTTTGTGCAAGACCTGCGCGCCATGGACGACGGTGTTTCACCGGTGATCGCCGCATTCAACAGCATTGGTGGCGACCTGTTCGATGGGCTGGCGATGCATAACGCACTGTCACGTTTGGGCGAGCGCTGCACCGGCCGCATCGACGCATTGGCGGCCAGTGCCGCCAGTGTGGCGGTATGTGGCGCGCACCGTGTCGTGATCGCGTCCAATGCCATGCTGATGATTCACAACCCGTGGACTTACGCCGCCGGCGATGCCGACAATTTTCGCAAGGTGGCCGATGTCCTCGATCAGACGATGGAGGCCATCATTGCGGCCTACAAGGCCAAGGCGCCGGACATCGATGAGACGGAGTTGCGGCGCATGGTGGCCAATGAAACCTGGCTGACCGCCAGTGAAGCGGTGGCTCTGGGGTTGGCCGATGAGGTCGGCGAGGGCGTCACGGTCAAGGCTTGCCTCGGCCAAGGGGCCGTGCTGCAGCGTTACCAGCACGCGCCGGCCGAATTGCTCGCCCAGTTGGACGAGCCACCCGAGCCGGATCCCGAGCTGGAGCCGGACAATCCACCGCAGGATCCGCCCGTGATTGATTCGGCCAAGCTGGCCCTGATGATCACGCAGCGATGCACCGAGTCGGGCATTAGCAACCTGATCGAACCGCTGCTCAGTTCCACCCGGCTTGAAAGCGAAGAAATCGTCCAGGCCGGCCTTACACGTGCCAAGGCCGTGAACGACCTTTGTGTGGCCGCACGCTTACCCGAGTTCAGTGTCGAGTATGTCGCGGCGGGCCTGGACGTTGCGGCGGTCCGAGCGCGTCTGTTCGACAAGATCGTCAGCAGCGGCAAGGGCTTCGAAATTGACAACAGTTTGCCGCTGGACAATGACCCCGCACCTAAGGTGCAGGCCAAACAACTGGATCAACCTTCCATCTGGTCCGCGCGCCAAGCCGCGCAGTCCGGTAATTCCCGATCTACAACAGGAGCAAGACGATGACCATTCAACGTGAGCCGATGCATGCAGGCGAATTCCTCCTGTCCGAAGGGGCGGGCACCATTTCTCGCGAAGCCATCAATGTCGCCGCCGGCCCTGCTTTGGAACCGGGGCAGATCCTCGGCCTGGTCAGCTTGACCGGTGAATTCGCCCCCTATAACCCGACCGCCGAAGACGGCAGCGAAAATGCGATCGCCATTCTCTACGGCCCGTTGGGCGAGTCGGATGTGGTCCGACGCGGACGGGCAGTAGTGCGCCTGGCTGAAGTGAGCGAGGCCCATCTCACGGGTCTGGATCCTGCCGCTGAAAAGGCGTTGGCCGCTCACTTCCTGATCGTTCGCTAAGACAATCAAACTGATTACCCAACCCGCCGAGTGCGGGTTTTTTGCATTCTGGAGATGTCTTCATGGCTGACATTGAAATCTTTAACGACGATGCGTTTTCGGTCTCCTCGCTGACCGCCGCCATCAACGAACAGGAATACCTGCCGGGCCGCATCAGCAGCCTCGGCCTGTTCCAGGAAGAGGGCATCACCACCCTGACCGTGCAGATCGAAAAAGACGGCGACACCTTGGCCCTGGTGCCCGCGGGTGAGCGCGGTACGTCCGGTCTGGTGGTCGCTGGTAGCAAGCGCAATCTGATCCCGTTCAACACCGTGCACCTGCCTCAGCGCTTCGCGATCAAGGCTGATGAAATTCAGGGTATTCGTGCTTTTGGTACCCGCTCTGAATTGCAGGCAGTGCAGGACGTGGTCAACAAACGCCTGGCCAAAGCGCGTCGGCAACTGGATGCCACGCACGAATTCCAGCGCATGGGGGCACTGAACGGCCAGATTCTCGACGCTGACGGTACAACCGTCTTGCTCGATATCTACAAAACCTTTGGTGTGACCCGCAAGAAAATGTCCATGGGGCTGAACAGTCCGGACACCGAACTACGCGTCAAGTGTGGGGAGGCGTTGGACCTGCAGGAGGACGCGCTGGGCAGTGTTACCAGCACCGGGTCGCGTGCGCTGTGCGGTAAGAATTTCTGGAACAAGCTGCTGGTCCACAAGTCGGTCAAAGAGACCTACCTCAACAGTCAGCAGGCGGCTGCTTTGCGTGGCGATGCCCGCGAAAGTTTCGAGTTCGGCGGCATCGTCTGGGAGCGCTATCGCGGCAAGATCGCTGGCGTGACCTTCATCCATGACGACAAGGCGCTGCTGATTCCCGAAGGTGTGCCGGACCTGTACATCTCGGTGTTCGCGCCGGCGGACTACATGGAAACGGTCAACACCGAAGGCGTGCCGTACTACAGCAAGATCGAGCCGATGCCTTTCAACAAAGGCATGGCCGGTGAAGCTCAGTCGAACCCGCTGCACCTGTGCACTCGGCCGCTCGCACAGATCCTTCTGGAGCTCTGACCATGGCCTTTCGCGACTTGATTGCCGAGGTCGATGCGGTGGTGTTCGAAACCCTGGGCGACAGCGCACGGATCGAAGGCCGGGATGAACCGGTCCTCGGTATGTTTGCCGCGCCCTGGCTCCAACCGAAGTTCGGCAAGCTCAACACCGGGTTGCGTGAGCCTCGTTTCGAAATTCGGGTCAGCGATTCCCATGGCCTGGAGCAGGGCCTGTTGGTCCGTATCGATTTACCGGCCCAGGACGGCGGTGGCGATTACGACCTGCTGCAGCTGGAGCCGAGCGGTGACGGTTTGGTTGCCTTGATCCTGAGGATGCGTGCATGAGCGTTGGTAGCTATTACAAGTCCTCGGCCGGCGGAGGGATGGTCACCATCCAGTCTTCGTCAGCGGATCTGCAAGCGTTCCAGGACTTCGCCAAGGTGGTACCGAAGGCGGCGGCTGCCGCGCATCGCCGAGCGATCAATAAAACGCTGGGCTGGTTGCGTACGCACATCGCCCGGGCGGTCAGTCGACAGGAACGCATCGCCGTCGCGGCGGTGCGTCAACGGTTACGCAGCTACCCGGTCACCGGTGGGGCCATGAGCGGCAAGCTGTGGTTTGGCTTGAACGCCATCGAGTCCAGCCGGATTGGCCGCGCGCGGCAGATTCGCAGCGGCGTGTCGGTGGCCGGGCGTCGTTATCAGGGGGCGTTCCTCAAACAGGTCTACGGCAACAAGCCCGATATCTGGATCCGCACGGCGAGCAAACACTTCGATGCGGACGACTATCCCGACAGTACCGTGTCCTCAGGACACGGGCCGAGTTCGGGTTGGGTCGCTGAAAATGGCAACCGGTTTCCACTGGCCAAGGCCAAGGTGTCCCTGGAACATGCGCGTCCCCATTTCGAAAGCTGGGTGCGCAAGGCGGATGAGCGCTTGCTGCAGATCCTGCAGCAGGAACTCAACTTCGAGCTGCAAAAGTACTTGAGGAGTTAGTGTCGTGTCAGAAGAGCCTTTTAGCCTGGATCAGCTTTACCGGGCCATTGAGCAACAACTGCTTTCGGAGTTGCCAGGTGTGTGTGCGGTGACGGCCTGGCCGAATATTAAAGATCGTGTGGCGTTGCCGGCGGTGTTTCTGGAGATGGCCGAGATTGAACCGGGCGTCGATATCGGCACCGGGGAAACGACCTTGGTGTGCAGGTTCGAGGCACGCATCGTTGTCGATCCGATCAAGCCGCACCATCATCAACAGGCCGTGCAACTGGCCACCCAGCTCGCGGTGAAGCTGCGGACGCAGACTTGGGGACTTGAGGTTGAGCCGGCGGTGTTCATTCAGGCCGGGCAGGATTGGACCCGGCCCGAACTGGATGGCTACACCGTCTGGTTGGTGGAATGGAACCAGCAGATCTACCTCGGTGCACAACAATGGCCATGGCCGGATGAGCAACCGGGTTCCCTCTGGTTCGGTTTCAACCAAGACCCGAAAGAGGCGTTCTTTCCGGCGGAGGACGTGCCATGAGCTACGCCCTTGCCGAGCATGACCGCATGATTGCCGCCATGCTGATGCCTTGCGTGGTGGTCGGTGTGGATTTGGCAACGGCCACTGTTCGGGTGCAGTCCGGCGATTGGGTCAGCGCGTGGGTGCGCTGGCACAGTCTGGCGGCCGGCAAGGCCCGTCACTGGCGGGCGCCGAGCCTGAGCGAACAGGGGGTGCTGTTCAACCCCAGCGGTCAGGCTGGGATGGGCACCTTCATTCCCGGGCTCTATGGGGATGCCGGTGGCCAGCCGGATAACCGCGACCATGTGGAGGTCTGGCGTTTCGATGATGGTGGTTCGCTGGTCTATGACTGGCAGGCCAAGAGCTACAGCATCACCCTGCCAAGCGGTACGGTGACCGTCAAGGTCGCCAGCACGGAGGTGGTCGTAGCAGACAGCGCCGTCAACGTGACCACCGGGAACATCAACCTGAAAGCGGCGGTGACCATCGACGGCGCCTTACACGTCACGCAGGGCATCACCAGTGCCGGCGCGATCCTTGACGCCGGTGGCAACAGCAATCACCACACGCATTAATTTCAATCTCCCAATGGCCCGCCTTGTGCGGGCATTTTTATGCCTGGAGTAAACACATGGCCAAAAGCGATACGCCTATCACCGACTTGCCAGCGAGCCCTGACCCATTGCCGCAACCGGTGCCGGTACCGGTTTCGACTCTGTTGAAGTTTCGCGACAAGGTCTACACCTCGCGCCAATTGATCCTGCCAGAGAGCCATCGCAGCCTGCCGGTGGCGAAGGGCCTGGTCGAGATCCCGGGCTCCGACACCGAGGCCGTCAAGTTTCTGAAAGCCCATGACGAATTCGAACTGCTGAAGGAGTAACCCGGATGATCGGAATGGATCGCCACACCGGCCAACCCATTTCCGGCATCGAGCATTTGCGGCAGTCCATCGGGGACATTTTGGGTACGCCGCTGGGCAGTCGTCGGCATCGGCCAGCCTACGGCAGCACGCTTCGGCGTTTTGTCGACCTGCCCGTTAACGAGGGCTGGAAAAGCTCCGTGCAGGCAGAAGCGGCCAGGGCCTTGGGTCGTTGGGAGCCGCGTTTGAAGCTTGACCAGGTGCGGGTCATTTCAGTGATCGGCGGACGAATCAATCTGAAAGTCTTCGGCAAGTACCTGGGCGACGGCGTGATGTTGGAGGTGGGCGTATGAGCATCGTTGATCTGTCGTCGCTTCCCGCGCCGAACGTGCTGGAGCCGTTGGATTTCGAAGCGGTGTATGAGGAAAGCCTGGGAGTCTTTCGCGGCTACATGGGCGACAACTGGAGTGCGGCGCTGGAAAGCGATCCGGTCACCAAGGTGCTGGAGGTGGGCGCCTACATCAAGGTCGGCAACCGTGCCCGGGTCAACGACGCCGGCAAGGCGCTGTTATTGGCCCACGCCATCCGCGACGACCTCGATCACTTGGGGGCCAACGTCAATCTCCAGCGGCTGGTCATTCAGCCCGAGGATCTGCTGGCGGTGCCGCCGGTACCGGAGGTCAGGGAAGAAGACGATCCGTTCCGTGAGCGTATTCAGTTGGCCTACGAAGGGTTGACCACCGCCGGGCCGCGTAACAGTTACATCCTGCACGCGCGCAATGCGTCGGGCCTGGTCGCGGACGCCACGGCCGAAAGCCCGACACCGTGCAACGTTACGGTCACCGTGCTGAGTTCCGAGGGCAAAGGCGTGGCCAGTTCGGAGCTGCTGGCCACGGTCAAGGCGGCGCTGAATGACGAGGACGTAAGGCCGGTGGGTGATCGCGTGACGGTACAGAGCGCGCAAATTATCGACTATCGCATTGACGCCATTTTGCACATGTCCAGCGCCGGCCCTGAGGCAGACGCCAGTCTGGCCGAAGCGACCAACCGGCTCGCGGCCTGGATCAATCCGCGCAAGCGCCTGGGCGTCGAGGTGGCGCGTTCGGCAGTGGATGCCCAATTGCACATCGCCGGCGTGTCACGGGTCGAGTTGCCCGGCTGGATCGACCTGGCCCCGACCAAGGCGCAGGCGGCGTTCTGCACGGGCTACACCGTGACCATGGCGGGCTGACATGAACAGCCTACTGCCGAGCAATAGCACGCAACTGGAGCGCGCCCTGGAGGCGGCGTTCTACGAAAAAACCATTGTCCCGCTGCGCACGCTCTACAACGCCGACACCTGTCCGGTGCATTTGCTGCCGCACCTGGCGTGGGCCTGGTCGGTCGATCGCTGGGATTACCGGTGGAGCGAGGCGACCAAGCGCGCGGCCATCAAGGCGTCGTATTACATCCATGCCCACAAGGGCACCGTCGGCGCCTTGCGTCGGGTGGTCGAACCCTTGGGCTACCTGATCGAGATTATCGAGTGGTTCAACACGGTGCCGGAGGGGGTGCCGGGCACCTTCGCGCTCAAGGTCGGCGTGCTGGACACCGGGATCACCGAGGAAATGTATCAGGAGCTTGAGCGCCTGATTGACGACGCGAAGCCGGTGACCCGGCACCTGACGGGGCTGGCGATCAGCCTCGAAAGCAAAGGCGTTTTGAACATCGCTGTCAGCATTTACGAAGGCGACGAAATCGACGTTTACCCGCCGGTGATGCGTGACATCGAGGTCAGCGGCACCCTCGGCGTGGTTGGCCGTGAACACTCCATAGACACCCTGGACGTTTATTATGATTGATGCGAATTCGCAGTTTTTCGCCATCCTCACCAACGTGGGGATGGCCAAGCAGGCGAACGCCGACGCGCTCGGTGTTCCCTGGAAGCTCACCCACATGGGCGTGGGAGATGCCAACGGCACCGACCCGATTCCCAACGCGACACAAACCAGCCTGATCAGGGAATGGCGGCGCCAGCCGTTGAATCAGTTGCGTGTCGATCCGGTCAACCCGGCAGTGATCATCGCCGAGCAGATTATCCCGGCCGATGAGGGCGGTTTCTGGATTCGCGAAATTGGCCTCTATGACGCGGACGGCGATCTGGTGGCGGTGGCCAACTGCGCGCCGAGCTTCAAGCCGGTGCTGTCGCAAGGCTCAGGTCGCACGCAAGTGGTGCGGATGAATTTCATCGTCGCCAGTACCGGCAACATCACGCTGAAGATAGATCCCGCGGTGGTGTTGGCGACGCGGGAATACGTTGATACGCGGATCATGGAAGAGCTGTACAAGCTCGACAGCAAGCAGTCGGTGCGGGCGGCGACCACGGCCAACATCGCGTTGGCCGGGCTACAGACGGTGGACGGCGTGGTCTTGGTGGCCGGTGACCGCGTGCTGGTGAAAAACCAGACGACCGCCAAAGGCAACGGTCTCTACATCGCAGCCAGCGGCGCATGGGGGCGGGCTGCCGATGCGGACGCCAACCTTGAGGTCACTCCGTCGCTGACGGTCGTGGTGGAGCAGGGGACGACCCAGGCGGACACCCTCTGGCAAATGGTCACAGATGGGCCGATCGTGCTTGGGACCACGGCGCTGACCTTTCAGAACATTACGTTTGGTTTCGCGCCGCTGGCCAGCCCTACGTTCACGGGTGCCCCGAAGGCGCCGACGGCTGCGCCCGGCACCAATAACACACAGATCGCTACGACCAGCTTTGCATTGGAGGCGTCGGTCGCCTCCGGCGTCGGTCGAAACAAGGACTTGCGGGACACAGTGTTTGAAAAGGGTATTCCGTCTGATCTATACGGGACTGGCACCTGGTTCGGCTTTGCAAGGGGCGGCCCTGATGGACTTTCCATCCCGTTTTTTGGCGTGGTTACCGGTATCTACGGAACGCTCCGTGTCGATGTTCCTTATGTCGACGTGACTGGCCGCAATGGTTATTACCGAACCTTTGAAAGTTCTGGTCGGGTCTTCTTTCAATACGCCGTGTCAGCGTCCGCATGGGGGCCTTGGCAGGAGTTCTATCACTCCGGGAATCTATCGGACGCATTCGTTAGCCCCGCGCTGACCGGCACGCCGACCGTGCCGACAGCCGCGCCGGGCACGAACACCACGCAGATTGCCAGCGCCGCGTTCGTGCAGGCGGCGATTGCTGCTCTGGTGGCATCGTCGCCGGCAGCGCTGGATACCCTGAACGAACTGGCAGTGGCGCTGGGCAACGACCCGAATTTTGCCACGACCATGACCAACGCCCTGGCGGCCAAGGCGCCGCGCGCTTCGCCAGCGCTGACTGGCGCGCCGACGGCGCCTACCCCGTCAAGATTTGATGCGACTACCAAGATTGCGACCATGGCCGCCATTGGGGCGGTGGGGGCTCAGTACAACGGCATGGTCTTCATCAACGGCGCGGGACTGACCGGTGTGCTGGCGCACGTCGGCGGGGCTGTGCATTTCTCTGGGGCGACTGGCAACTCCTACAGTCTGCCCAACTCGGTGACGCTCGGCCTTCCAGTGGGTGCAACGGTTCGCATCCATAACTGGGGCGGCAGCGCTATGAGTGTGGGTGCCCAAGGTTCCGACAAGATGCAGGAGGCCACGAACATTGTCGCGTCGGCGACCGCCCGAACGATCCCGTCCGATAGCTATGTCGACTGCATTTTCATCGGGTCGGGCACTTGGCTGATGTTTGGTACCGGCGTGATGGGCAAGACCACGCCGTTCGGGGCCGGGCTGGGGAGTGGCGGCTATCAGCGGTTGCCTAGCGGCCTGATTGTTCAGTGGGGGCCTACGACAGCGGCGCAAGCCGGTGATGTTTTGACAATGCTGCCAATCGGGTTCCCCAGTGTGTTCGCCACGGTGCTGGTTACTCAGGGTTATACGGCGGGCACAGGGACGACGGGTTCAATCGCTGGCGGTGTGACATCGCTGGGCAGCTTCACTTGGCGCGGAACCTCGGTGGGCAATAGCGGTTTCTTCATCGCCATCGGCTACTAACCACCACGACTAAGAGCCTGCACACCGGGCGCCTCTCAGAGAGATTTTAAACATGGCTTTTTATTCCAGCGTGTCGCTGAAGTACTTCCTGGATGATGCAATCAGCCCGCTGCCGGAGGACGCTTACCCGCTGACGACCGACGAACACCAGGCGTACCTGCAAGGGCAGGTTGACGGAAAGGTGATCGATTTTTCCACTTGCCCACCGTCGCTGATCGAGCGGCCTCCACCGAGCGTTGAGGAACTGGCCACGGCCGAGCGCGTCTGGCGCGATGGCGAGCTGGTGGCGACTGATCGAGTCATCACCCGTCATCGCGATGAGCGCGACATGGGGCGGGCCACAACACTGGCTAACCAGCAATTCGCCGAGCTGCTGAGCTACCGCCAGGCCTTACGCGACTGGCCGCAAGGCGCAGAGTTTCCTCTGGTGGATCATCGCCCGGTCGCGCCGCCCTGGCTTGCCGAGCAAGAACAATAAACGCCCCGCATTGACGGGGCGTTTTCATTTCCACAGTGCGCAACACCCATACCCAACAGCCTCGCAAATGCGGGGCTTTTCCATTTCTGGAGATTGACCTTTATGAGTGGTTTCTTCCATGGCGTCACCACCTCGCTGATCGACAACGGCACGCGGCCCATTTCGCTGCCGTCGTCGTCGATCATCGGCCTGTGCGACACCTTTACCCCGGGCGTGATTGGCGGTGGCACGGCCAAGGCTGACGAGTTGATGTTGATTACCACCGAGCGCGAAGCCGTTGCCGCCTTCGGCACCGACTCGGCCATCACCCGAGCGGCGCAGGCGATCTATGCGCGGGCCAAGGCGGTGATCGTCGCCGTCGGCGTCCCCAAGCTGGAGGATCCGGCGCTGCAAACCTCGGCCATCATCGGTGGCGTGTTGGCCTCCGGACAGCGGACCGGCCTGCAGGCGCTGTTGGATGGCAAGAGTAAACACAATGCTCAACCGAAACTGCTGATTGCCCCGGGGCATTCGGCGACCCAGGCCGTGGCCACCGCCATGGACAGCCTGGCCGGGAAGTTACGCGCGATGGCCATTATCGACGGGCCGAACACCACAGATGAAGCGGTGATGGAGTATGCCGAGAACTTCGGCAGCAAGCGGATTTTCCTGGTCGATCCGGGAGTGCAGTTCTGGAGCACGGTGGAAAGCGCCACGGTCGACGCGCCGGGCTCGGCCTGGACCGCCGGTCTGTTTGCCTGGACCGATGCGAACTACGGCTACTGGGCATCGCCGTCGAACAAGGAATTTGTCGGCATCACCGGTACCACGCGCCCGATCGAATACCTGGACGGCGACGAAACCTGCCGGGCCAACCTGCTGAATAACGCGAGCATCACCACGATCATCCGCGACGGCGGCTATCGCCTGTGGGGCAACCGCACGCTGTCCAGCGATCCGAAGTGGGCCTTCGTCACTCGCGTGCGAACCTGCGACATCCTCATGGACGCGATCCAGGCGGGGCACAAGTGGGCGGTCGATCGCTCGAACACCAAGACCTACGTCAAGGAAGTGACCGAAGGCCTGGACGCGTTCATGCGCGATCAGAAAAACGCCGGCGCGATCATCAACTTTGAAGTGTTCGCGGACACCGAACTCAACACCGCCAGCCAGATCGAGCAGGGCAAGGTGTATTGGCGCATCCGTTTCACCGACGTGCCACCGGCGGAAAACCCGAACTTCCTGATCGAAGTCACCAATCAGTGGCTGACCGAAGTCCTCGACGCCTAAGGAGCGCTAGATGATTCCTCAAACCCTGTTTAACACCAACCTGTTCGTCGACGGCGTGAACTTTGCCGGCGACGTGCCGAGCCTGACCCTGCCCAAGCTGACGGTGAAAACTGACGAGTACCGGGCCGGCGGCATGGCCGGTTCCATCGAGATGGCCCAGGGCCTGGAAAAGATGGAAGCGACCTTTGTCACCAAGGGCGTGCGCCGCGAGTCGCTCAGACACTTCGGCCTGGCCGATGGCTCGGCGTTCAACGCGTCGTTCCGTGGCGCCTTCCGTGGGCACAAGGGCGCGGTCACAGCTGTGGTGGCGACCTTGCGTGGTTTGCTGAAAGAGGTCGACCTCGGTGACTGGAAAGCCGGTGATCCGGCGGAAATCAAACACGCCATCGCGCCGGTGTACTACAAGCTCGAAATCGACGGCCGCGTGATGTACGAAATCGACATGATCGCCGGTGTCCAGGTGATCGATGGCAAAGACCAACTCGCTGAAGTGCGTTCCGCACTCGGCCTCTAAGGGAATAGCACCGGATGACCATGCAAACTGCAAGCAAGCTGCCGGCCTGGCTGTCGATCGACACGGATCGCGCGGTGATTACGCTCTCGCGCCCGAGCGAGGTCAATGGGATCAAGGTCGATACGCTGGTGCTTCGCGCGCCGCTGGTGCGCGACGTCCGCGCCGCTGACCGTGTGGCAGGCGACGATGACGAGCAGCGCGAGCTGCAGCTGTTCGCCAGCCTGGCCGAGGTAGGTCTCAAGGATCTGGAGGGCCTGAAGGTGGTGGACTACCGCCGCCTGCAGGCGGCCTATTCGAACCTGGTGCCGCACGCCGACTATTCGAAATCGCTCCCATCCTGGTTGTCGGTCACCGCCGAAAACGCCGTGGTCAGCCTGTCGCGCCCGAGCGAGGTCAACGGTGTGCAGATCGACCAGCTGACCCTGCGTTCGCCGACGGTGCGCGAAGTGCGGGCCGCTGATCGGGCGGCAGGCGGTGACGACGAGCAGCGCGAACTGGTGCTGTTCGCGGAACTGGCCGGCGCCGCTATCGCCGATCTGGAGGGCCTGAAGGTGGTGGATTACAACCGTTTGCAGGCCGGCTATTTTCGCCTGGAGCAAGACGACGGGCTTTGATCCGGGGGTGATGAAGATGGTGGCGAAGCGTCTCGCGGCGGACACCGGATTTTCCGCTGCCGAAATTCAGTCGATGCCGTTTTCCGAGATGGTGTGGTGGCTCACGGATTGAGCCGCTTCCGGTAATGCTCTGCACAGGGGAGCCATGACATGGCGAACAAACTCTCCCTCGGGTTGGTGATCGGCGGGGCCGTCAGTCCTACCGTCGGCGCCGCGTTCAAGGAGGTAACCGGGCGCATCAAGCGCCTGGAAACAGAAGGCAACAAGGCGCGGGTGCTGCAGCGCACCATTGGCGACACCATTCGCTTGCGCGATGAATGGAAAAAGGCCCACGACAGCGGCGCAGAAGGCGCGTCCAAGCTTCTGGGTCGCCTGAATTCCAACCTCGACAGCCTGAAGAAACAGGGTGTCGAGGTCGGTCGGCTAGACAAGGCGTACCGTTCACTGGGCCAGACCGCGAATAAGGCGGAACTCAAGGCCAAGGGTTACCAGCAGATCGACGCCGGCAAGGCGGGGATGAGAAGCACGGTCGGTCAGGCCGTCGCCGGGGTGGCGACGGTGGGCATTGCGACCAAGGTCAGTGCCGACTTCGGGGCCATTGTCCGTGACATTGCGATCAAGGCCGGCATTGCCAACGACCCGAAAGAAAAGCAGGTGTCGCAGAAGATCATCGAGACTTCGCACGACACCGGCATGGCGCGCAATGACGTCGCCGACGTGGTCAACCAGTTGGTCGGGGCCGGGATGGACCTGGCCAAGGCGCTGGAGTATGCCCCGGTCGCGGCCAAGTTTGCCGTGGGCCAGGGCTCGAGCGGCGCCGACACGGCGAAGATGATCAATGCGCTGGGACAGAATGCCAAGATCACCGACGCCAAACAAATGCAGCAGGCGCTCGAAGCCATTGCCTTTCAGGGACAGGCCGGCAGCTTCGAGGCGGTCGACATGGCCCGCTGGTTCCCCGAGCTGTTGTCGAACATGGGCAGACTGAACATCACCGGCATGGACGCGGTGACGCAGCTGGGGGCGATGCTGCAGGTGCAGATGAAAACCGCCGGCGGCGCCGACGAGGCGGCGAACAATCTCAAAAACTGGATGGGCAAGATCGGTTCGACCGACACCGTGGAGGCCTACAAAAAGGCCGGCATCGACTACAAGGGTTCGATACAGACCGGGTTGCAGAACGGCATGTCGACACTGGAGTCGAGCATGGCGTTGGCGCAGAAGTACATCCAGGCCACCGACCCGAAACGGGCGGCATTGATGGCCGAAGCCACGTCGAAGATCAGCGAGGAGGCGGATCCGGAAAAGGCCAAGGCGATGATGGTGGCGCTGGAGGAGGCCTTGCGTACCGGCGACCTGTTCGCCGACATGCAGGTCAAGGCGGCGCTTTCGGCCTACCTGCAGAACAAGGCGCTGTACAGCCAGTTGAAAAACGACTCGCGCGAAGCCTCGGGCATTCTCGATAAAAACCTGGCCGAGCGGCGCGAATCGTCGTCGCAGAAGTGGGCCGAAATGGCGCAGTCGATGAACGACGCCATGCGCAGTGTCGGCGACGCCTTGCGGCCGGTGACGGATACCGTGGCGGAGGCGTTGACCAAAGTTACCAAGGGCATCACCGCGTTGTCGGACAGTTCGCCCGGTGTGGTCACTGGTATTGCGGCGGTCGGAGGTGGATTGCTCGCGCTGCAGACAGCGGTCAGCTCGTTCAAGATCGGCAAGGGATTGCTCAACCTGGCGCGCGGGACACTGGGCAAAGGCAAGTTCGGCGAGGTGCAGAAGGTCTTTGTCACCAACTCGTTGGAGGGCGACCGTGTCGGCACGGGGGCAGAGCCCAAGGGCAAGAAGGGGCGGCGGGGTCGAGCATCTTCCCGTAATCCCTCGCCGCGGCGTTGGACTGCCACGCCGCCACGGCCGAGAGGTCCGACACGCTCACCGGTACCCGCGCCTCGACCCACAACACCGGTATCGCGATCACCGGTGCCGTTGCCTCGGCCGGCTGCTCCTGTGCCTCGTCCACCCGTACCGCTGCCGCCAACCGGTGGAGTAATGGCCAAGGTGGCGGCAGTAGCGGAAACGGTGGGGAAGGTCGGCAAAGTGGGCAAGGTGATTCCGGGCGGCTCGCTGTTGGAGGCCGGAAACATGGCTTTCGACACTTACCTGAATGCCGAGACGAAAGACGAAAAGGCCGAGGGTTATGGTGCAGCAGTGGGTTCACTGGCAGGCACCATGGCCGGCGCTGCCGCCGGCGCGGCCATCGGTTCGGTGGTGCCCATCATTGGTACCGCGATTGGCGGTTTGGTCGGCGCGTACCTGGGCAGCATGGGCGGTACCGCACTGGGCGGGGTCGTGGGGAAGTCGTGGTTTGGTGGCGAGGAAGAAAAGCCTGCAGCACCGGCTACGCCGCTATTGATGGCACCTCGACCAGGGCTTGTGGTCCCCAGCCTGGCCAGCATGGGGCGATCTTTCAACGGCTCGAACGCGCCCGGCGCGCTGCTGATGGCGGCCAGCTCCGTGCCTCCCAACCCAGCGTTGGGTGATGTTGCCCGCGCATTGGCGGCACCGGCACCGGTGAAACCAGCAGCGGTGATGATTAAGCCTAAAGAGCCAGAGAAATCGGTGCCGACCAAAGTGGATCAGCAGTTTCAGTACTCCCTGAGCATGCCGGTCACGGTACAGGGCGACGTCAAAGATCCGCAGCGCCTGGCCCAGGACCTGATGCCGTACATGCAGCGGATGATGGCGGACGCCGCGAAGCAGCATGCGTCGAACCAATTGTTCGATGAACCCCACTTGTAAGGAGAGCCCATGGCTTACATGGAGCAATTGCAGGCTGGCCTCAAGTACCTGGTCGAAGCCGGGGAGTCTGGACGCCGCAGTGCGGACGGCATGCTTGGCCCGGTCAATGGTGCGATCCGGGAGATTACCGGCGCCGCGTCCGAGCTGGAAAACGTCCCGTTCGTGGGCCCGGAGATTGGCGCCAAGCTGCAGCGAGTGATGCGTAGCGTGGCTGCAGCACAGACCAAGGTGGGGCAGGTGGCGGCCACTTACGGGCGGGCCACCCGGGCGGCCGCTGAAGTACAGGAACGCATGGGCACGTTAAAGGAACAAGCGGGCAAGGCGACGACGGCGATCAACAAGATCGCCGGCCAGTTCAGCCCGTCGCTGGCCAACATCGTGCCCACCAGTGTGTTTGCCACCGATGCCACTCCGGCTCCGGAAGCGGTGAAGCCGTTCCCGCATCTGCTGATCATTCAGCCACAGGATCCCAAGGCGCAACCGTACTACTTCAACCTGGACACGGCGGCTTTTGACGAACTGACGCGTTCGACCGAGTTTCGCTGGGCCTCGCAGGAGCGCCTGTCACGTCGGCCGGCGCAGCAGGCCGTGGGGATCGGTGAAGAGAAAATCACCCTAAAGGGCACGATTTATCCGGGCTTCAAGGGCGGATTGAAGCAGCTCGACACCTTGCGCAGCATTGGCGCCCAGCTGAAACCGTTAACGCTAACCACAGGTTTTGGCGATGTCATGGGCACCTGGTGCCTGAAGAGCATCACGGAAGAGCAGGGGGCGCTGATGCACGGCGGGATTCCGCGTAAACAAGGGTTCACTCTGGAGTTTGTACGCTATGGCGACGACATGCAGAACGTCTGACGGGGATCTGCTGGACAGCATCTGCCATAACTTTTATGGCCACCTGACGGGCAGTGTCGAAGCGGTGCTGGATGCCAATCAGGGCCTGGCCGATGAGCCACAACCCTATCGCGCCGGTGTGGTGATCACGCTGCCGGATCTGGAGGCGCCAGTACAGGAGCAGGTAACGCTATGGGATTGATGGTCTACACTCGTGCCGCTTGATAACTCAAGCTCCTTACTTTCATACCCGCCTTGTGCGGGTTTTTTTTGGAAAAAATTCCATGACTCCCAGGTTTCGCATCGTCGCCAATGGCGCCGATATCACGGCCTTGATCAATGATCGGCTGATCCAGCTGCGCACGCTGGACAAGCCCGGGATGGAGTCCGATGAGTTCGAATTGCGCATCGATGATCGCGATGGCCAGGTGACGTTGCCGTCACGCGGCAGTGCCATCGAGGTCTACCTCGGCTATGCCGAAACATCGCTGGCCCGTCTGGGGCGATACGTGGTCGACGAGATCGAGGTCTCGGGACCGCCGGACACACTGGTGATCAAGGGCAAGGCCAGTGACATGCGCGGCACCGGCAAGACCATCCGCAGTGGCAGTTGGGAAAACGTGCCGCTGTCGACCATCGTGACCGACATTGCCGCGCGGAACGGCTGGCAGCCAGGGTGTCCGGTGGCGACCAAAGTGGTCCGGGCGGATCAGCTCAACGAGTCTGACTTTAATTTCCTCACCCGTCTGGCCAGGCAGTACGACTGCACCGCCAAGGTGGCCGAGGGAAAGCTGCTGGTGATGCCGCGTCAAGGCGGCCAGAGCGCAAACGGCAAGCCCTTCGGCGCTATCACTCTGACGCGCAGCGATGTCAGCCGTTGGCAGTTTCGTCTGGGCGATCGCAATGCGCACAAAGCCGTGGCGACCAAACATCAGGACAAGAAAAACGGAAAGCTGGTGGTGGTCTCACTGGACAACGACGGCGTGCCCGATGGCCTGCCGGCAGTGCATACCGACCGGCATATCTACCCCAACAAAACCGCAGCCGAGGCGGCGGCTAAGGCCCGCTTGGCCGCGTTCAATCGCTCCGGTGCCGGGGTGCGTCTGGAGATGCCCGGGCGCACGGACATTTTCGCCGAGCGGTCGATCAATGCCCAAGGCTTCAAGGACGGGCTCGACGGTGAGTACCTGACGGATTCTGTCGAGCAGGTTTACACCCAGGCCGGTTGGTCGACCGCTGTGGAGTGCAATGGCGGCAAGCAGGGCAAAGCCAAAGCTAAAAGTAGTAAAAAGAAGCACGTGAGACCACTCAAAGTTGTAGATTTGTAACTACTAATCATCAGTGTTGTAGAAAAACTTGTCGCCATAAATTGACTGGTAACTTATCTGCATTTTAAATCTAGGGTCGAGTTTGTTTCTGATCTCTTCTGGCGTTAGATCTTCGCTAATAATGGTGGCCAATACTATTTTTTTTCCTACAGGTAGGAATGAGTTTCTAGTAAGTGATTCATGACCCCAGCCACTTATTGAAAGGTTTTTCGTTAACAGTTGTAGAGCGGTTTCGACTTCATCTTCGCCTTCTACTAGTTGGTCATCAATGTGGATGGAAAAGTCTTTGATTACTGCCGGCCCAATTCCGTTGTTCTCCAGGTGCATGGCTAGTTTATTTTCAATATTGTTAATAATGGCCATGCTTGATATGTGGGGAGTAACCATCAGGCGGTTGTGGTTATCTGTTTTTCTATTTTGCAACCATGTAAAAACTACGGCAGTAAGCGCGATAACTGCGGAGGCGATTGCTGTGCCTATAGTCCAAGGATCTGCGGACGATGGTTCAGAGGGAAGTATGTAAATTAAATATTCCATTATAACCACTTGTAATTTCAGAGAATGAGGGGTTTATGTTGTTAACAGAAAGCAAGCTTTCGCACATTATGCCCAACGCCCGCCGCCAAGCGGGCGTTTTTGTATCTGCGCTAAACGCAGCCATGGTTCACCGGCAAATCAACACGCCGAAACGCCAGGCCGCGTTCCTTGCACAGGTCGGGCACGAATCCGGTCAATTGCAGTACGTGCGTGAACTGGGCGGGGACCAGTACCTAAGCAAATACGACACCGGCAGTATGGCAGTGAGACTGGGCAACACCCCAGAAGCGGATGGGGATGGCCAGCGCTATCGCGGTCGCGGCCTGATCCAAATCACTGGCCACAGTAACTACCTGCGCTGTAGCCTGGCGCTGTTCGGTGATGAACGCCTGCTGCGTACCCCTGAGCTGCTCGAGCTGCCGCAATGGGCGGCCGAGTCAGCCGCGTGGTTTTGGTGGATACGTGAACTGAACGTGCTCGCCGATCGGGACGAGTTCGAGGTGATCACCCGCAAGATCAACGGTGCCCTCAATGGCATGGCGGATCGACTGCAGCTGTGGGAGCGGGCGAGGGCGGTGCTATGCGTCTCGTCGAACTGATCCCTGCGCCGCATCGAGTGTTGCTGATCGGCGGCCTGCTGGTCGTAGTGGCGGGCACTGCCGCCGCAATGGCGTGGCAGGTTCAGGACTGGCGCTACGGCCGACAACTTGCCGAACAGGCCCGGCTGCACGCCGACACCCTGAATCAGTTGGCCTTGGCTTCGGCTGCGCAGCAGCGCGCCGAGCAAGACAAACGTCTGGCCCTGGAGCAACGGCTTTCCGCCAGCGAACAAAACCATTACCGAGCCTTGAGCGATGCCCAACGTGATCAAAGTCGCCTGCGCGACCGTCTTGCCACTGCTGATGTGCGCCTGTCAGTCCTACTCGACGCCACCGATGCAGCCAGCGGCTGCGCAATGTCAGCCCCCACCGCCACCGGCAACATGGTTCATGGTCCAACAAGAGCCCAACTTGACCCAGCGCATGCTCAACGAATTATCGGCATCACCGATGCCGGCGACCAAGGATTGATCGCGTTGGCGGCATGTCAGGCCTACGCCACAGAAGTCTCAACATCGAAGTGAAAAAGAGCGACCGGTCCAGATGCGTCAACATCCAGCCCGGCCGCCGTCCCTGCAGATGGTCCCTGCAAGTCCAGCCAAGGCTCTTGCTTCGTGCACAAAGCGCAGCGAGCCTAGGATTTTCCGTTCGAGAACTACGAGCGAATGGCCGACTTCATGCGCCGTTGCAAGGGCAAGGTGAGGGCCAGCATCAACGACCACCCAGACATCCGCCGGGTATTTGAGGGCTTCCATTTCGAGACGCTGGACATCCGCTACACCAATACCAATCAGCGGCAAGGGAAGGCCGAGTTCAGCGGCGAATTGATGATCATAAATTGGGAACCAGGCACGTTTGGGGGGTAGTATTTGCGTATCAATATGGGGTTCATCAACAATTTTACATTTTAAGTATAGGTTGGCTGAATATTAAAAAGTTGTGATTTGTTGATCTTTTTATTCGAGTTCTGGTGGATTTATTGTCAATAATGGTTACTTTAACTTAAATTGGATTGTTGTTCCCTTTTTCGCTAGTGAAACGAATACGTTCGTTAGAAACTCATTTGATTTTGATGACCATTTTTCGACATCTGAAAGCCGAATAGAGTTGGCATATTGTTTTCCTTTTCCGGGGCTTTCTGATCTGTCGCCGCGATGAACAATGTTGTGGCGGCGATTTATCATTTTTTCGAGGGTGGGGTAGTAGTCTGAAAACTGGGAGTATTCAATTTTCAATGTGCTCAATAGGTTGGTGATGTCTGCAATGTTGTTGAAGGTTGTTCTATCGAGATATGAGGTTACAGATTGTTTTATTACTTGATCGATACTTTGTCCTTTGAATTTATGGAGTTCTCCTAGATGAAATTTTTCTGGCTTTCCTGAGGTGTTCAAACCGTACAGTGGGATTTTATTTAAGAATTCTTCATTGGCAAGTGGTAAGTAGTGTCCAGCAATAGTTCTTAAGGAGTCCTCAAGCATTGCGTGCATAAGCACTACTGCTGAGCGCAAGATGTCTGCTTGATGAACAAGGACTCGGCCTTGTTTTTTAGTAGAGGTTTCTTTATATAATGAGCAAAGATTTTTAACTCTAGAAAAATTATAGTTTAATCTGTTGAATGCAATAGCGATTGTTGGGTTGCTTTCACATTCGGCTATCCAGATTTTAGTCATGTAAACCTTTTGACTATAAAGGTAGTGATAGAGAAGGCTCCAGGGTAAAGATCAGTTGATCTTTACCTTGGGTTTATAAAGAAAGATCTAGTCGTTGTTAGTCTCTGTGAGCCAATCTCTGTATTTTGTTATGTCGTAGCGAGCTTGCTCCAATAATTGTCCCATATCGACTATCATTTTTTCCGCTACTTCGCCATCTTGTTGGAGGATTGCGTCTGCGTCTTTGAGGTTTGCTATTCTGCGAATCGCTTTTGTAGATAAGGCGCACGTATCAATAGCGGGGGGGGCGTTTGTTGCTAATCCAATTTGATCGGTACTCGCTACAAACAAAGGATCAAATCGTAAAGCCACAGAAATAAGATCGGTACTATTGGAATTGGCGTTCACACGATAGCCAATGACGCTTTTAACCTCAACTTTCGTTGGAGGGCGTTGATTTACAGCCATGCTTAGGAGCCAATTGCAGATGCCTGTGATAAACACGGACATCAGCCCGCCCTCCGTTTGGATCGCCTGCTCGAGGGATGGGCGATCCTGTATAGAGAAGCTCGCATCTGAAAACTCTCTAAATGATTGGCATGCCTCTAAACTTTGGGAGTAGTGCTCTTTAAGACGCTCCAGAACCTCATGATGAATATGTCCCGGGCCGGTCCTAGTTGTTAAAAATAGAAGCCAAGGTGTCATTGAACGTGACTGTAGAGAAAGCAGTTGGTTCAAAGCGTTATAGTGTGTTCCTTCTAGGCAGTCAGGCGGCTGTAAACCGAAACCATCACACAGATCTAAGTTTATAACATCAAAAGGGCCTGCAGCACGCGCTTTTCGCCAAGCGTTGGAGTTGGTGTTTCCAATTTGACAAAAGTCGTCCCAGATCACCTCTGAGCCCGGATCTATATGTTCTAGTTTTGTAACTTCATCCAAGGATATTGCCATTTCAGTTTGGGAATCATTGGAGGGTGAGGCTGCACTATTAAAGCCTAAGAACTTTAAAGTTATTTCGTTGTCAATGCAGAGCGCATTATGGAAATAGCGAAGATCTAGTAAGTCTATGCCAGGCAAACCTAAGTATGTTAATTTTTTAGAGTTGTTGCCTGGAGTGTCGTACAGCATTTTTATTTGCTCGAACCACTGGTAGTCACGAACAAACTGCTTTCGTGGCCTGTGCCAAGGTAAAAATTTTTTCGTTTCCGGAAGGGGAGCCTCATATTCATAGTCGCCAAATATTTCAGCAGCGTGTCCTTCGCTAGCAATTGGTTCGATGATCATATCTGGCTTACTCATCTGGAGTTTCTAAAACTTGGTAAATGGCTTGAAGTAGTTTTTCTTGTTTTGCTTTTGGTAGTGCGTCAAGTAGGTCAAATGAGGCTAATATTTGAGCGATGGCTTTTAGTTTTACCTCAAGAATATTCTCTTTGTTTTTTGCTTTGCCGCTTCTCGCAGATGATGGAGTCGGAAGGATTTTTTTTTTGTCGTAGAAATAAGTATCGAGATTGTTTTTCAGTGTCGAACGGTCAGAGTTTATTTCTATACTTGGAGGCAGGGATGCTCTATCTTTTGTTTGCTCTTTCCAAACGGTGCTTACCACACTTTGAATTTTGTTTACTGTGACATGTTTTATATCATCACGATTATCCGACCGAACCAAACTTGCCATTTTTTTCTGGGATGTGGCTAGCTGTCTCAATGCGCTGTGTAGCCATTTTGTAATAAATACCGCATGCGGGTGAGCGCTGTTGAAAGATTCACGATCAATGTTTAAAGCGCTATCAAGGCCTTCTGTAATGAAAATTTCGCATGTGATTTGTCTAAGTCGAGTCAATTCGGAGACTTGATATCGCATGAAGGTTGAGTCAAAAAGGGTTCCGCTGGCTCCATGTATACGAATGAGTGAGCCTTGATGTTCCGTAGGTGCAATTCTAGGCGACCAAAAGAGATAAGCTTCGAACGAGAGCGGCCCACCACTCAGAGCTTTTGAAACCTTTTCAAATTTTTCAGTACATTTTCCAAGAAAAACCAGAGGTTTCTTTAGTGCATGAGAAGTCATTGGAAGTCCCTGGAATTTCAAGGGACGACTTAGCAGTAGATCATCGAAATACACATCAAACTTATCGTGGTCGCTAGTGTCTTTTAAGTTTAATGTGTCTCTTACTTTTTTGTTCGGCGCTTGCTCAATCAGCGAGGCTGAGCCTTTAGGGGTATTCGATAACTCAAATAATTCGAGTGAGTTATCTTGAGGGATGTCAAAAAGATGCCCGTTAACATATGGTATGGGGAGCGCTAGACTAATCTGCCACACCATCCTTAAATAATAGTCAAAGAGGCGTTCAAGTTGGGGGTTGGGATTGGAGGAGGCCGCTTCATCCCAGACGCATTCAACGAGTTTTTTGAACGCGGCGTCAGGCGTGTCGTTTGAACTCCACGGAACGCTGGAAAAATTATCACCGTCTTTACGTAATATTTCTGATTGAACGGTTACTTGACCAATGTGAAATTTTGGAGGTTCTATACTTTGTTTTTCTTCCGGGTCACTTAGTTCTTCATTTCGCTCAACAACCGACCACACTTCTCTGCTACGCAAGGTGTCTTTCGCTTGCGGCCGTATTTTTGTTAAAACGATAGACGTGCCATGCGCTTCAATGTCGGAAGCTTTCTCTCTCCAGATGTTCACGGTGCCGGACTCATAATCCTTGCTGGATGTGTCAGTGTGATCATCCGAGTATTGTTTCAATGCAACTGTAGCGATAGTCCGATGAGGGTCACTTTTGGTTTTTGTGATTATTTGAAAAGAATAGGTTAGCTGGGCGACGGAAAATAAACCAATTCCAATTTTTCCGATTAGCTGTCTACCATTAGGGCTCAAGTTAGCATTGGCGCTATCAGTGACACCCATTCGCTGACCTTTTTCGTTCCTTTTAGCGCTACCGCCAATGTGCATTAAAAGATGAGCGAGGGTTTCAGGCGACATCCCATGACCATTGTCCTCGACAGTGATTTTCTCGAACCGTGGAGCATCTGTTTTGACAATAACGCGAGTTGCGTCTGCATCATAAGCATTCGAAATAAGTTCTCGAATTGCAGAGCCTGGTTGACGATAAATTCCGTCTGTAACTCGCGCAATAACTCTTTCGTCAGTTTGAAGCCGAGTTTGAACTACTTGAGAAGAGCCTTCGCTGGCCAAAATGCCAGTTACCAAATCTGTCTCGTTGTTTATTATTTTGGGGATGGACGTCATTTTATTTACATTCCATTGCAGTTTTTACAGCTAATGCGATACTCGAACTCAGTGGTGGTGGTACCGCGTTAGATACTTGTTCAACTTGTTGTGAAAGATTGCCTTCAAGAACGAAGTCTGATGGGAATCCTTGCAGAAGCATTGCTTCATATATGCTAAGTCGCCGACGTCCATCCGGATGTATATGAATTTCACGATTGCCATAAGCAACTGTTGGACTAGGTTTATCCCAGTGAAGACGTTTGAAGCTTCGTGATTCTGGATAATGAACGTCGGGATTTAAGAAGCGACCGGATTTGGGGTTCATAGTCCAGTGGTTTACGTGGTAAGGTATGTCAGCAGTGTTTATGGTTCTGCTGAAGTAAACGGGTTCAGGTAAATGCGATAAGACACTTCTGACTGTTCTCGGTCCGACCGTTGGTTTAGGAACAACTTTCGTGTAAGCGCCTTTTTTTAATGCCGACAAAATAATGCGCTTTCGCGTTTGAGGTACACCAAAGTCGAGTGCGCATAACTCTTTTTCGGTTATGTCGAAGTTTAAGTCGGCGAGGTTGTCGACTAGTGTTCTATATGTTGTGTTGTGTTTTTTGTCGCGCATTCCGAGTACGTTTTCAAATACTACGAATTCCACGTCATAACTGGATTGTAGTTTTCTAACGATGTCGACGTATAATTTTGGTAAGCTATTTCGTGGGTCGTTTTGGTACGACGCAGTGTTAGCTCTCGAAAAGCCTTGGCACGGAGGTCCGCCAATAACTGCAATACGTGATCCTGTTGGGATGTTTTTTTGAACCAGTTCAAAAACTCCCTCTGGGCCAAGATCTATAAGATTTTCCGCAAAGCTTGGAGTTTCAGGGAAGTTGCGTTGGTGAGTTCGGATTGCAGCAGCTGAAATATCAATTGCAAGTGAAATTTCAAATCCATGATTGTGGAAGCCCCAATCTAGTCCGCCTGCGCCACAAAATAAACTGACAATTTTCGGCAAGGTAGGCTGAGCACCATTTGTGGTGACGGCTTTTGGCTCGAAGTGTGCGGGGGATATGTTAGATAGGCTAGCCTGCATTAAAATTAACTCTGAAATATCACTTATAAAAACAACGTTACGCAAATGCACACTTAAATAGAAGACGCTATTAGCGTTTCTGAAACTGCAACCAGAAAGCCCCTAAAAGCGAAAAATGCTTCCGTAGCATAAACGTCGAGCTTTTTTTGGGCAAACCAAGATTTGACCCTGACCTCGAATCAAATGGATTTTGCTGGGCTGGGGGATCGAAATGGAGCTTGCCCAGCATTCCTGGCCGTCGTAGAGCTCACGTGATGATGCTGATCCAGAGGCATTGCAATATCTGAGGTCCCTATAGCGTCTTCGATACATCAGGCGTATCAGTTTTGGGTGAGTGAAGCCACCTGTCACGCTACATAGATTCTGATCGCCATGTAAAGCTAGAACACATTGGCATCAGCGACCGCATCGGTGGCGTGGTTGCTAAGGTACGTTGGTCCGTTCTCATGTTTCAGTCTGGCCTCATCAGTACCGCGAGTGTCATCTTGATGAATGCCTCGTTGCGGTCGATCGCATCCAGAGAACTGCGCACGAAGTCGGCGACATCCGCGGCTCCCCGCTGCTCGTCCTATTTCGCGAACTCCCTGATAGCAGCTTCCAGGGCGTGCTGGTTTTCATTGATCTCGAAGAGCGGGGGAGGGAGTAGATCTGAGTCAGGCATCGAGAATCCTTCGTGGTGAGCTCAACCTCGCGCGGGGAGGATGGTTCCGCAACTCAAAACCGACCCCTTGAAAACCGCCGCGCATAGCTCGTTTAAAATCAGTAGCTTGCGGAACGTTGGGTATGCTAACCTACTGATCTGCTTAGCTTTGTTAGTGGATTGCAAATCCGCCTACGCCGGTTCGATTCCGACCTCGGCCTCCACTCATAAACAAGCTCCGTAGATCTATGATTTACGGAGCTTTTTTATTTGCAGCTGCCTGCAAGATTTAGTCTTGAAAAGGGTATTTGCGAACTTGCTTCACCGGGGCGGGATGTATATATTTCCACCTCTGCTGCACAGGCGTCAGAACTGCCGGATCGTTATTTGGCAAAACCTGGACGCTTTACCGCGCTACCGCCCGAATGGCGAAACTGGTAGACGCATGGGACTTAAAATCCCCCGCTCGTAAGGGCGTGCCGGTTCGATTCCGGCTTCGGGCACCATATATATCAAGGGTTTGCGGGCGAAAGCTGAGCAAACCCTTGTTCGTTTCTGGTCCGCAATTATTGACTTGCTCCGCAATTCATTTGGTTCGCGAGACGTTTCTCCCTTTCGGCTACAGATGTATTGCTCGGTCATTACACGATCGTATGCTCAGGCTGATCCCTGACCTGCAAAATGTCGAAAAATTTGATTTGTGGAGTGCCTGTCGCACTGAATCCTGAGCGTAGGAGAGTGACTGTTGGTCGGATAAAGATGTATCCGGGTTTTATGAGGTCGTCTTTTTTTGACGTTTTTGACGGCG